GGTTAGCATCACCAATTGTTATTCCATTAGATGCAGTTGCTACAGCGGCTGGTGTTGGTGCTGTTGCACATGGTGGGCTTGTTTGGAATAAATCAATTCAAAATGCTAAGGATACTCTTCAAAAATTCGAGTCTTCTCCATCTTCTGGTGAGCGTGTTAATAAAGTTAAAGAGAATGGTAAACTTAATAAAGAGGAAAATGCTACTAAGGGGCTGGATAATACTAGTAAGAAAACTAGCGGACTTAATAGTACTGTTAAGAATGTTAATCCTTCAGAAATTAGATTCAGTCAAACTTCTGTAAATGGTTCAGAAGAGCTTATTGCTAGTATGAAAGCTAATGGCTGGAAAGGTGATCCAATCGATGTTGTTAAAATGCCAGATGGCAAGCTTACGACTATTGATAATACAAGGGTTGCTGCAGCTAGAGAGGTTGGAATAGAAGTTCAAGCAACTATTAGAAATTATAGCGACCCTCTCCCAGCAGATATGGTTGCTAGATTTACAACTCCTAAAGGTACGCCTAAGACATGGGGGGAAGCTTTAGATTTAAGAATACAAAAACAAAAAGCAAGTTTTAGAAATAATAATCCAATGGGATCGTATGACCTAGAAAAAATGAAGTAGAAGGAAATGGTGGTAACTATGAAAAATTTTTATATGGATGAATCTATTTATAAATACCCTGAATCTTACGAAAGATTAGTTGAATTAGATTTAGTTAATTTTGATATATGGTTTTTAATGGAATCAGAACAGGCTACTAACATATACTCTGGTATGAAGAAAAGATATCCTAATCGTAAGTTGATTCCTTTTGCTAAAAGAGTTGATAATGATGATACTGCATGTTTTGAAATTGGCAAAGGAAGTAAAGTTCAAATAATTCATGATTTTGCTTCTGAAGGTTTTGAACACAGAAAAGAGTTTGGTGATTTTTGGGAGTGGGTCGAATTTGCTATGAAAGAAATGATTGATTACAATCGGAGTGAAGAAATTGAATAAACAAAAATTCTATACAAATTTAAGTAAAGAAGCATCTTATGCTTTACGTCATGCTCCGTGGGAATACGAATTGGAATTAGATGAAAATGGTTGGGTGTCTGTTGACCAACTTTTACACGCACTTCATCAATCAATTGAATGGAGAGATGTGAAGATAGAAGATTTAAAAATAATGATTGAGAAATCAGAGAAAAAAAGACATGAGCTAAAAGAAAATAAAATTCGTGCGTTATATGGACATTCTATTCCCATGAAAATAGTAAAGGAAGAAGGCGTTCCACCTAAATTCCTTTATCATGGTACATCTCCTCACTTTTTAAATTCTATTGAATCAAATGGGCTATCACCTATGTCTAGACAATATGTCCATCTTTCTGAAGATATTGCAACTGCTGAATTAGTGGGAAAAAGAAAAGATAAGCACCCTGTTATTTTAGGAGTTAATACTGAAAAAGCTAGAGAAGAAGGCATTAAATTTTATTTAGGAAATGAAAAAGTTTGGTTAGCAGATGAGATTCCTAGTGAATTTATCGCAATTTATAAGAATTGATTTAGTCTATTTTGCTAGATTCTGAAGGCAAGAAAAGAACTTTTTGAAGAGAAAGTTACATATGGAGAATAATCAACAAAAGAGACCTCACATTTGAGGTCTCTTTTGTAACTCTTACTTTACATACACATAGGCTTCAATTGCTGATACATAGTATGTTTTACCCTTGCTGTTATGTACTTTGTATTGTGGCGCTCCATTCACAGTTATCTTTACATCAATGGTAAATCCTAATCCTGCATCTAAAGTACCAGCAACATCTTTATCCTGCCAAGACGGAGTATCATAGAAACGTAGGTTGTCCACTTTAGATACAACACGTTTTCCTACAATAGATGAATCAACTTTGCTTTTCTTATCGAATTTCACATAATAAGGATTGTATTTAATCCACTGATTTCCACCAAGATTTAGCCATCCATCTTTTTCGGCCCACACAACATATGATTCTGGTTTGTTAAGTTGACGAATTACAGAATAGCTTGCATCTGGTCCTTTACGTAAATTCACGTTGTAGCCTTGAATGTAAGCAACCCCATCTGTTACAGCTGTTGGTACTTCTTCTGGTTTAGATGGTTGTTCTGGAACAGAAACATCAACATTAGAATTACTATATGCACGTTTCACATCAGCACGGAATTGGGCTTCTGATACACCATGACTACGTAAGTAATCAAGTGGATCTTCGTGATCTGTACCGCCAAGATATTTTGTTACATCATAGTGAGTCCACAATCCTTTTTCTACAGATAAATTGTTATCTTTTAAGATTTTAGCTAATAATTTAACGTACTTTTCATATGAACGTTTAAATTTACCATAGTCTGCAGTTTCGCAAAGTTCTACATGTACAAATCGTTTGTTTGCACCTGGTCCACCACCATAAGCGATGTAACGTGTATCCGCAATTTGAATTGTTTCATTCCAATCAACTGCATAATGAACAAAAGCATTTCTCCATGTACGAGACTCATATTTTTGGATGTTAATAGCTGGAGCTTCTGGAGTTGCTGTACTATGTGCTACAACACCCTCATATGCACCAACACCATAACGATATGGCTGTTTCGGTAAATCAGGGATAATAAGCGTTCTATCCGCAAAAGCTTCTGTAGTAAGGCTAAATAGAAGCAGTGAGGTCATGAATACTGTGGAAACGAATTTAAACGATTTTTTCATTAAGCATCTTCTCCTTTTTCTTCGTGATCAGTCCAAATCCCCAAAGCGATACCAAATAAATAAACAGCCTTTTCGACCTTATCCAAATTTCCTTCGAATCCGGTCATTCCAAAAACTGATAAAATTAATCCAAAGCATGAAAAAAGCGCAACCCATGTTTTCCAGTTGCGCAAACGTTTTAAAATATTTTCTTTTGTAAGTGGCAAGTCTTATACACCTCCTTTCAATAACAGTCCAATAAGTGCCGTTACAATTGCACCGATTATGATGCGGAGAATCCATGTGGTATTGGCACTGATTTTATCAAGTTGCTTATTTATATTAACGATGTCTTTTTCGTTCCCTAAAGTACGGGACTCTAAGTTTCGAATGTCATCCTTCATATCTTTCTGATCTAACTTAATCTGTTGGATCTCTTGTTTTAAATCTTGAATTTCTTGCATTGATTCAGCTCCTTTCAAAATAAAAAGAGAGACGAATTCCGCCTCTCTCAATCTGTAAAATTTAATCTAAACCGGTATTTTAAGCAAAATAAAAAAGACCAGCTTATTGCTGCTCTGTAGGAAAAATCTCACTTATTTAGTTAATAATTGTTGTACAAGTGCCTCTAATTCGTTGAGGCGTGTTTCTTGAGAGGAAACTTTTTCCTTTAATAAATTGATTTCCTCTTGTTGTACGTTCTGTCTCAGAAGTATTTGCTGAGTAGCGGCAATGTTTACAGTGATAAGGGAATAAGGTAGGACTGACTTCCCATTTCTACCTTGGAACTGAATAGGTGTATCCTCTGCGATGAATCCATATTGTAGGTACTTATCTATATCTTTATTGATTTCATCATAGCCAAGTGTTTCTACGTCATCCTTAAATAGATACTGGCTAGGTTTTAACTCCATAAGAGTGTTAACAGCATCAAATTGAATAGGTAAAATATCTGTTTTGATATCTCTAGTTGATGTCTGGCTCCAAGACGCTCCAGATACTTCCCGTTTAGCTCGGATGTTACCACCTACCGTTGTACCTCCATTTGCTACAATGTCCCCTGTTTCTGCTGTGATGTTACCACTGCCCCATAAATTACCTCCATTGACATCTGCATAGTCTGGGTAAGGTGTCATATCATCATATCTATCTAAGAAGTAGAATCCATACTTACCACGGGTGTCTCTATGAACCCTCATTGTCTTACCGTCAATAGATAAAGAAACAAACTTACCCTCATCTCTAAGTGTGACAGTATCGAAATATGGATCTGCTAACTTAGTAGGGAATGACCAATACCCAGTTTCTGACCTTAAACTCATACCATTTCCAGCACGTAGATTTAAACTATTTGAACCATCAGCACTAATAGAAATGTCTCTCTTAGCATATATTGACATCGAACCTAATGATTTTAAATCCATTCTGTCCCCATACTTAGAGAATTCAATAGATGAAGACATATCAGTTTTATTTACTCCATCATATATACCGATACGTGCAACTGCATCTGTATAGCTTGACGGGTCTGGAGTCGTATGTTCTAATACTAAGGCACAGTTCTTTGCAGAAGTGGCGTCTGTATAGTTAGTACCAAGCACTAAAGCTTCTCTTACTCCTTGCGTAATAGGAACGAACCCTAAATATCCCCTAGCTTTACCAGTTCCGTATAAATTAAGGTTCTGCTTCTCAAGTCTCATATGGTTATTAGCAGAAGTAGGATCTTCTGTCATGATTACGACACCTTTTAAGCTACCTGTCTTGATATGCTTAGCTTCTACGTATCCGTCAAGATTTATCTTCGGAGCTTGAATCAAAGCAGTCTGAGCTGTGAGGTTCAACTTTGCAGCAATCTCATTGTCTTTAACACGGAGAGAAATCTCCTGAGCATTTACTTTCAACTCAGATTCATGTCTATCCACTACAGCTTTACTACCATATCGTCCATCACCTTCATCTTTAGTGTAAACATCAGTAGATTTAGCTCGTAAGTTTATTTCCTGATTAGTCTGAGTGAGTTTTGTATCATAACTAGAGTTAACTGTATTGAATTCTGACTTAGTCACACGGTCAGCGACCTCTTTAACCATAGCGTCATAGTTTACAATGTCTTTGGGGTTTTCCATATAGACAGGAAGTTTCTCACCTACGTTACACTGCGGCTCAGCTACCCATACAGTACCAGCTCTCCTGATCCACACTTCTATACGTGCATGAGTGATTGGAGCATCTGGAGCGTCATGATCTATAGTGAATCTAGTCCATTGTCCATCTACTAGCTTATCTTGGAACTCAACTTGCTTGTATCCTCCTACTGAAGTTGATCCGTTGAAGAACTCTATCTTATAAGCTGCCCCTAGAGTGATAGCATACTTATCATCAGTATATAGCATAGCCGAGAACTGGAACTTTCCTTGATTCCTATAAGCAGGTACATCTTGATAGATACCGTGCCAAACATTAGTTGTTGTATGTGTAGATTCAATCTTAACTGACCTACTTTGTTTGTATCTCTTAGATTCATCTACGGTAATCTTTCTGTCAACAGCATCAGCGTCAGGGTTCCATCTTTCAAGTGAAGGAGTCTCTTCGGTAACGTCTCCGAAGTCATTTACTTTCTTTTTAACAAACTGAGTATTCAATAAGAGGTTATCCGCTCCTAGTTCACCAATGTACTCCTGCATTTGAGTTTCGGTAACTTTTGTACTTAGTTCACCTTTAATATTCGTAATCTCTGTAGTAATTCCTACAGTGTCGGGAACAAGTGGCTCCCAGTCAGTACCATTCCAGAGTTTTAATATCTTAGCAGTTGGATCACTTGAGTCAAGCCATAGAGTTTTCCCTGCTTCTAATTTTTCTGTAGGAGCAGTAGGACTTTCTATGATAGCCGTTTGCATCTGACTCATATTGATTTCTACTTCTGTAGCTAAATCCTTTGCAGTTTTAGCGTCTTCATGAGCCTGGTCTGCTTTAGCTCCTGCTTCTGCAATAGCATCAGTTTGTTTATTCACTTTCTCCTCTAGCTGATTAAATACTTCTGCAGGTACTTTGTCTTGAAGTGAAGATAATATACGTTGATATGCCCTCTTGAGAGAATCATTTACATCTTCTATCTCTCTATAGTTACCGAAATAGATTTTATCTTGACGGGGATCCTTGAAAGATTCATCTGCAGCAATCGCACGAGCTTCTAGATACAATGGAGGGTTAAGTGTCTTATCTTTAATGTATACAGTGTCACCTTCATTTATTGCCTCATGTGACATCCCTGCTACTCTAGCCAACGAAACAGCGTCAACTCCATAAACTAAGTTAGTATCTACTCGCTTCTTCAGAGCTGCCTTTGTCAGAGTCATTAAACGCTCTGGAGTCATATTTTGATTATCAGTCTCTGGAGTATAAAACCCAAAGCGATGCTTACCATTAATGTTCCAACGTTGAAATGCTTCATCGTCAACCACGTAGGGAATACCATTATTAATATCTGCTACAGTAATTACCTCATCTTGACCGTTTGCTCCCTGGACAGTAACGTAACCCACTAGAGCAGTAATTACACCGTCAGAGTTTTCTGTACGAGTAATCCCTTGCAAGTCCTTACCTATATTGATTTCCTTCCCAGTGTATCTACCACGCTTTTCTACTAAGTCTACGTATCTTTTATTGATACTAGCTCCCTGGATAGTAACCCTATATTGAAGCTCATAATGATTAAACTCTGTAGCGGTTAAATTAAGAAGTCTCAAAGGAGATACAAACTCCTTGATGTATTGTGTCCTTGTTCCAGTTGCTTCTACTTTACCGACTTCCCAGTCAGTCCCTTTAAGGGCTATTCTCATATACTCCTCTGCTTTGAGATAGTCGAATTTTTTAGGTTCAATATAGCCGTCAGCATCTAGTAAGGTCCATTCGCCACTAGCAAGTATTGTAACTGTTTTAGCGGCAGAATCCTTCTCTACAGAGGTAATCACATAAGGTGTCATTATACCTGGACGTGTTTCTTTCAAGATGATATTTTGCTGTTGAAGATAAGGGATATATTTTGAGCTCTCAAGTAATTTAACATCTAATATATCAATGGAGTTCTTTATTTCCCAGTGACGCTTGTCCTCAATATAATCATGAGGACGTATAGTAGCTATCACTTGTCTTGTAATGTAATCAACTATGTGAAGATCTCCTTTTCGCTTTCCCATTATCTGTATCTCTCCCTGTATGTTACTTTGGCAGTCCCTATATTCTTAGGACGTACGATTATTTCATTTTCTCCTCTATTGACAACTGGAAATTCACTAAATAACTCTTTAATGTTGATAGCATCTTTCCCGTTAACTGTCACAAGAGCTCTCTCAGTATCTACAACTACAGTGTCTCCCTGGTCCACAATATAGGGAGTTGCATCTACTGGTACACTAAACTTCTTATACACTTTTAAGTCTTCTATAAAAATAGCATCTAATGGACTGTAATCCCCATATTTGAAGATTCCTATTGCTACTTTAGTAACTATAGAAGTAGTGGCAGGATTGGACTTGTTAACATCATTCCAGGTTTCAATGATAGTTTCATAATCTTGATAAGTTCCTTTCTTATATAAAGCAGAATAAGCTGTCCAAGTATTTCCCTCTCGCGTTAACATCACATGTCCTCTAAAGTCTGTGAATGAGCCAGGTGTCCTTCCAGTATCATCTATAAGCGTTTTCTCTTCAGGTCCATCATTTATGACTGTATAAGCTTTTGTGATTGAAGAAGTGTCGTATTCGTCCTTCATTCCTAATTGAGCAACGATATTGTCATTAGCATCTAATAAGAAGAGCATGATAGTTCCCATTCTGTCATAGCTTAAAGAGTCAAAAGAAAGTCTCATATCAACTTTGAAGTCTGTAGCTCCTCCAGGAGGAAGAGACTGTTTAAGAATTGGACCATACCATGTATTTTCTTTAAAGGGTCCATAAGTGCTAGGATGGAAACCGTGTCCGCTCCCTGCTATCTCCATAGCTCCAGCTCCTTCAAATAGTGAGCCAAGCGGCCCATTGTGAGGATTCCATTTCCCTAAATTGTCCATCTTGTCCCAAATGACCCTATCCTCTTGAGCTACTAGCTTTGTTTTTGGTCCTGTTGGATAACCTAAACGGAAATAATCGCCACCGTTCCAGATATCTATAAAGGGACTCTTATTTAGCACTTCAATTTCTACGATAGGATTCGACTCTACAGTTCCTTTGTTAGGAATAACCGCTTTTAAGTCTGAGCCTACAATAGATAAGTTAGACATTTTAACTTCTCCTAGCTTATAAGGCATTGGGCATACAAAGCGGATAGTTCCTTTTCCTCTGAAGATAAGTTCATCTAAGTCTGTCTCCCCGTCTAGCATAGCCATATATGTTCTGTCTGCCTCATCGTCAAAGATAAGCTCCTTTGGCTCATCTTGAATAAGCCAGCATGCTAAGTCTTCCTTCTTCTTCTGTAGATCCGCCTGGTCTTTTGCTTTAACGATGACAGGGACCTCGATAGTTCGTACTTTTGTGTTAGTCTGCAGGTGATACCCTCCAGGATGTCCGGGCACTGTCAATATGTCTCGTTCAATAGGAGCCCACGCAGAGCGGTTAAACCCCATCAAAATGAACAGGTAATCTTTTTTGATTCCGTTGAATTTAAAGCTAGTCACGTGAGTATCCTCCTTAGTTATTTTTATTTGAGCCCTCCCGGAGGGAAGGCTCGTAAGTTTATACTAGAAAGCTGGCATAACTTGAGGATTAAACTGTGCAAGTCTGCTACTTCTACGCTTATTAGCACTGTCAACGTCCTCAGAGATAACCTCCCCTACAACCTTTTTATCCATAACAAGATAAGTAGGGGCCTTATCAGATTGCTTCTCTTGAGCTTCTGTTTTCTTAGTGATGCTATTAGTCTTGTAAGTCCCAGATATACGCTCATAAGCAGTAGGAGCTATAGAAACGGAACCTTTAATAACATCATCCATGTTAGGGAGCTTGAAGTCTGGAGTTACTCCTAGGTCCATTCCTTGGAAGTTATCATTCCCTAAGACGTTTCCAAGCTCAATGTCATTAGAAAGAGTTTCAAAGCCGCTTAATACAGCGTCAGCCATTTTAGTAGCTGCCTTTACTGCATCACTTGTCATATCTGTAATTCCCACGGCTAAACCTTCAGTAACGAATCCACCGACTTTCTTCATTACACGGGAAGGAGAATGTATATCAAAGAAACCTGTTACAGCATCTTTAACCTTTCCAGCCATCTTTTTAGCTGCATTTATCGCATCGGAAGCCATTCCACTAATTCCGTCTGCTAATCCTCGTACTATATCTTTACCTGCACTTAGGAGCATAGAACCTGCATTAGAGAAACATTTCTTAATTCCTCCGATAACATTGTCTGTAATAGCGCTCCACAAGCTACTTAACACGGAATAGATACCTTTAATAAGAGACCAAAGTATCTGCACACCTGCAGCAAGGATCTGAGGTAGATTAGCAATAATAGTCTTAGCTATTTCATAGATAATCTTTAGAGCTGCTGCTGCTAATTGAGGCATAATTTGAATAATACCTTTGATAATTGCCATTAAGATTTTAATACCAGACTCAATTATTTTAGGTAGGTTTTGCATGATGATATTTACAAGTTGAGTAATTATCTTAACTGCAGCATCTACAATCTTAGGAAGCATTTTTATGATCCCGTCAACGATTGCCATTAAGATTTTTACACCTGCATCTAAGATTTTAGGAAGATTAGTAATAATCATCTCAATAATTTTATTTACAAGCATGATAGCCGTGTCTACTAAATTAGGCAGAATCTTTACAATCCCATTAATAAGAGCCATTAAGATTTTAATACCTGCATCTAAGATTTTAGGAAGTAATGTAATAAGAGCATTTAATAAAGTATCCATTATCTTTAATGCAGCATCAATAATCTTAGGAAGATTGTTAACAATTCCAGTGATAACTGACATTAAGATTTTCATACCTGCGTCTAAGATAATAGGAAGCAATGTCCCTATAGTATTCACAAGTGTATTAATCATTGTTACGGCTACATTAATCAAAGTAGTTACTACAGTAGGGAGAACTTGAATAAGCCCCTCAATAACCTTTGTAAGTATCGCAACTCCTTGCTCGATGAACTTAGGGAGATACAATACTATCAAATTAACCATAGTATCTATTACTGTAGTAATTGTAGTTAGTAACATTGGAAACATTGAGTTTATCCCTTGCACTATCGTAGGCAGAAAACGAGCTGCAGTGATTAAAAGTCCTGGGAGACCTCCTACAAGCATAGCTATTAGAGACGGGATAATATTCATAAAGATCTGTCCTAGTTGTGAAGTATCTCCGCCTAGAGCAAGCCTTATAGCTTCCACCATTGAAGTAACAGTGGTACGAATAGCCATTACAGCATTTCCCATTAAGAGTGCAGCATTTTGGAATCCTGTAGGAAGATGCGTAATCCAATCATTCATGACGTCCCCTACAGTGATTACACTCCAGAGATACTTCCCTAAATTGACAAATGCTTGTCCTAGGCTATTAAGAGCAACTAAGGCAGGAGCTATTGCGTTCGCTATCCCTTGGATTGGAGCTGGCATGTTAGATACAACATCTCTAAAGTGATCGCCTGTAGTGAGTACGCTCCATAGATAAGTACTTAATTGAGCTAACATTGAACCAAAGCTATTTAGAGCAACCATTGCAGGAGATAGTGCTGTGGCGATCCCCTGTATAGGAGCAGGTAAGTTTGAAATTACATCTGCAAAGCTATCACCTGTTAAGAGAACATATCCGAGATACTTCCCTAGCTCTAAAGCATTGGCTCCGAACTGCTTCAATCCTGCAATCGTAGCAGTTAAGGCTTTCCCTCCAAGTTCAACTAAAGAAGCAGTCCATTGCTTAATAACTGCAATAACTCCTAAGACTCCATTTCTGAAAGTTTCACTTGTCTTCCATAAGTGAGTGAATCCTACTACTAATCCTGCTATTGCTGCAGCTAATACCCAAGCAGGAGCAGTCATCATTTGTAGTCCTGTAATGATTGGCATTAGTACTGGACGGACAGCAAACAAGATAGCTCTCAATCCTGCAAAGTATCCTATCCCCAGAGCTAACGGTGTAAGGATTACCATCAGAGCAGGGACAAGCATCATCATCCCTTGGATAAACTTAGCTAATACAGGATGAGCTTCATTAAATTGAATAACCATCTCGGCTAGTTTAGCAATAAAGTTATACATAGGAGTCATTACAGCAGCAAACGCTTGGACCATTGGCTCAAATGCTTTAGCTAACTTTTCCAACATGTTATTGAAAGCTTCAGCGTACTTTGTGTTTTCTTCCATAGCTCTTCCATGTAAAGCTCCATAGAACTTAGTTGCAGCAGCAGCAGCCAATCCAAATATGACAGGCAAAGCCATCATTTGAGTTCCTAAATCACGAATGAAGTCATTGTACTGCTTTACAGAGGCGTTAGCACCTAAGAACTCTAGAGCTAGCTGCTGAGGGCTTCCAGATCGTGCGAGTCTGTCCAAGGAATCTACTGCAGTTAATGCAAGCCTACTTGTGTTATAAAGAGGATTATTCATCGTAGTAAGGTTATTCTGGAAACGGGAAGCAGTAGAGCTTGCGTTATTCAGAGTCCCTATAGTTTGATAAATACTCATGAGAGCCATTCTGTTAGAGTTGATAGCTTGATCGTTCGCAGCTTTTTGAGTTTTACCTAACTCATTGATTCTAGCTATCATTTCATCAACTGAGCCTGTATAAGATCCTGCAGACTGTACTAGCTGGAAGTATCCGTATTGAGTCTCTATTTGAGCCTCACGAGCTCCAGACATACCTGCCTTCATTTGATGTTGATAAGCTTTCATTTCATTCATCATTGCCATATGAGCGTCAGATACTTGAGTATATCCTCTTGTAATATCGCTATTCATACGAGTAAACTCAGAGCCGAATGTACGTGTCATTTCACTAGTAGTACTGTTCATTCCGTTTCCTATACGGCTAATTTCGTTATTTATTTGAGTGACTTCATTTGAGGTAATATTGCTAAGTCTATCTATCTCGGATTGATATTCATTTCTGATCTGAGCGGCTATTTGTTGTATATTGGCTCCAATTCGTATAAGCTCCCCGTTAACCTCTGAGACCTCTCCCCTTACATCTCCGTCAAGAGGGTTAAAGCCACTATCAAAGTTTGAACGTGCCTGCTGCCCTATAGATACCATATTGATTCCTATAGAGCTGAGCAATTCGTTTACATTGTTTACATTCGAACTTACATTACTCCCTAGATTATTAATCTCAGAATTAAAAGCTTGTCGAATAGTTCGACCTACAGAGCTCATATTCGAACCCATTCTACCTAGCTCTCTATTGATTCTCTCAACGTCACTACGTATGTTTGAGTTATCTATTCGGGCGTCTATCTTTACACTTCCATCAGCCATGTATATTCACGCTCCTTAGTTGTCTAATTTAAAGAGTATCCAGGAGCACTGCTACGAAGTCTTAATCCTCTGTAGGTTTAATAGCCTTGTTCTCTTGAGCTAGTTGCTTTCGTGCTTCCTTGTAACGTCTCATGCGGTCCTCGTAAGCTTTCAACTCTCTAGCCTCCCTCATAACCTTCGCTTGAGGCAGCTCATAAAAGGCTTTTTTCTTCTTAATATCCTTCACCTGGTCCGCATTCTCTTTAGTCTTCTTAGGGACTTCGCAAGTACGGTACTTAATAGCAGTCTTCATAGGTGTCTCTTCTGATAAGTTATTGAATAGAGCTAAGAACTCATTCCAGAGTAGCTTTCCTTGTTGCTCGATTAGATTAATCTTGTAATCATACAAATAGGACGAGAAAATCCGTTCAGCGTCTATAGTAAAATCAACTATAGGAAACTCTTGGAATGTCTCATCCTCTTCATCTCCGTCTGTGGAGTTATCCTTATTGGTCATCTCATTGACTCTCTCTGTATTTTCCAAGTCAATATTAAGCTTAGCTTTGAAGATATCAATGAGAAGTTTTTTCTGCTGATCTCCGTTAAGTTGAGCTAGTAAGCTACGTTCTACTACGAGCATATTGAGTGCTACTGGAAGCTTAGCATTATCAGAAACCTTTTTATCATCAAACAACTGAAACATAACTAGTATGTTGTCGTAGGAGAGATTGAGCTCAATGTTAACCCCGTGCCAATGGAATCTATCTACGTTTCTCTCTGTAAGAGTAAATCTAGGCTTCATATTAGCTCACCTTACTTCTTAGTGTTAGTCAGATACTCGTTTAAGGAGTCGCCTACTTTGCTGCGTAACTCTGTTTCTACTAATTTAGTCAAGTAATCAATAAGAGCTACTAAGTTCATTAGAGAGCGCCCAGCTTTTACATATAGGTCCTCAAAAGTATCTGCTCCTAGGAATAGCTCAATAGCTTCTTTCATAACCTCACGTTGTTTGGAGTGCATTTCTCTTAGTTTCTCTGTAGATGCTTCACGGATATCAACTGCTTCAGCTTGTAGCTCTTTAGCTTTCTTCTCATAAGATAAAAAGCCCTCTTGATACTTTAACATTGACTCATCATCAAAGTTCACCTTGTAAATCTTCCCTGCTACGTCAATCTCTCTATAAGTTTTCTCGAAGTTAAATTGAAACTTGTTTTCTACTATTTTTGAAACACCTTCATATACTTCTTCTGGCTTAGCTAATTGATTTGTCATTATGGTTATCTCCTTGTTTTTTGTATTTGCCTCCGTCGAGACAATTTTTAATTTATTCGAATAAGTTAAAAACATATTTTTCACTATTTTTATCACTCTAAAAAAGCTATCACTGAGGAGGGAACCGAAGCTCCCTCTCAATGTAATTGATAGCATGAACGGAAGAGAAATGCGGAACTATTAAGCTGCGCCTTTTTCTGTAAATTCTGGAGCTCCGTCAAAGGAAATATTAAACTCAATCTCACCCTTGCTATTCGCATCTCCTCCGGGAACTTTGATCTCTGAGATAGTTGAAGGACCTTCCCATTTGTCACCGTTTGGCTCAGTCACTCTAAAGTCAGTCTTACGAGCGTCTCCAATTTGGTTAACTTTCTTAAGGATAAAGTCTTGAGCCTCATCGCCATAAGAACGATGACCTTCAAAGGAATAACTCATCATGAAACCAATAACAGAACGCTCAGAAGCGCCTCCACCATCATAGTAGTAGTCCTCTTCTACTTCCTCGTTATTATCGGGATCTACTGACTTGATACCTTTAGCAATAACAGCCCACTTAGGAGTAGCCGCTGTTCCCACATTGATCTCAAATTTATAAAGATGGTTCAATAGATATGCCATATATTAATTACCTCCTATTTCTAATTCCGCAGAAAAAAGTGCGGTGTATATTTGCTCGTTTGCTGCTGTTTTCTCAACAAAATTGGGCTCCACATACACATTTAATCGCCTTAGTGTATAGGAGTCGTCAATAGTGTTAAAAACACGCCTGTGAACGTTATTTAGTTCTCTTGCAATTGCTTCTGTTGTGTTATTAACCTCTAATTGGTTATCACTTTTAACAAGAATCTGAAATTGCTTGTTTAGTAGTTCACCATCAAAATATTGATCACCTAATGCTGAAGGGATCATACGAATAGCAATACTTTTTTTGGGTGTAGTGCTAGTGGCCACATCTAACATATCGACTTTCATAGGAGCAAACATGATAGATGATGGCAAATTAACATTTAGGTGTTTGATAACTGAATCAATGAGCCATTTCATGTATACCTCCTATAAGTTTCTCTTAATTTCGTTTTCTACGATTTTTGCCCAATCCGTTACATTCCTAGCTTTTGCCTCTTCAAAGAAAAGCGCTCGCGCATTAGGATTGATATCTTTCGAAAAATTAAAGTTAACTCCGTAATAAATTTTCCGCGCGTAAGGTTGTATTCCACTCTATATGACCTTCTCCCGGTCTACTAAATCGAATAGAAGAGCGTTCTAATTCACCTGTATCTTTTGGTATATAAAAGTTACTGTCTTTTAACACTTGCTGATCTAATGCGAATTGCGCTTTCTCTGTTGCTTCTAGTGCCTTACCTTCAATTGCTTGTGTATCTAATTGAATATTTACTCTTATCAAATTAAAAGCACCTCCACATGGTGAAGACTACTCCTATCATAAAAGTCACTGACTTTGCTAACGGTCATTTCTTTCCCATTAAATAAGACTTTTGACTTCTCTTTGAAAGTAACAGGTGTCGAATGTACTGCATCATGAAATAACAGTGTTTGCATTACAGTACTGTCTCCATTACCATTCATAACAACTGTTTTTTTAGGTTCAATTCGAACCCTTTCAATTGTTATTGCAGGTGCATAGTTATCACTTCCACCCCAAGTATCATCCTCGCCCTTATATTCCAGGTACTCAACTGTATGGATTAATAATGAACGTCTCATAGGTTTAGCCATGCACACACACGCCCGTATAAAGTAAGCCTGTAGGTTTAAGGTAATCAACCACAGTAATCGCATAGCGATCATAGTAAGATGGCGCTTCAGCTGCTCCTGAACTCATTCCATTCTCAGAATAAGCGCCAACAGAGAAACCGCCGCCACCTTCGCTTACAGTAGCAGAAGTAATGCCGTTAATAGCTAGAAATTCAACTTGTGCTGCAGTAGCTTTTTTGACTTGATCATGAATAAAAGGAGCAACTTTATCAAAGTCGACTCCTTGTAATTTGTAACCTATGATGCTATCTATCTGTTCACTGGCTCTTTTGATCATTCGATTTAATAACACTGCATCAGAAACTGGAGTTCCTTCATAATCGTTATTATAGTAATCTGCATCTATATAAGGCATGTAATCACCTACTTAGCTGCTTTTTTAGGGGCTTTTAATGATTCAAGCTCTACTTCCAATTCTTCGATGCGATCAAGCGCAGCGTTATGCTCTGATACAGTGACATTTCGCCCACCCGTCGCACGTTTGATGGTTTTTCCTTCTTCACTGATCTGATCAAACCCGTCATTCAGATAGCTTGATAAGAAGTCTTTTTCAATGTGTAATACTTTGTTCAATCGTTGCACTTTTACTGTGTTACTCATGTATATATCATCCTTTCATAATAAAAAAGAGAAGCTATAAAAGCCTCTCTTATGCTGTAATGTTGAATTTAACACCATCAACTTTAGCGCCTAAAATGAATACATCCCAGTATTTGCGCTCATAGTAAAGGTATTTGCCACCTGTTGATGCGCTTGGAGTGTCTAGATCAACAAATTCATATTGTTGCGGAGATACTACAGCCAATGGATGAATTAAGATCATGTTAATTTGTTTTGCAGCAGCATCAGGAACAGCGCCATTAGTGAAGTTGTAAGCTGTTTTCATACGAGAAGATGGAACAGTTACAATTGTTACATCATCAAGTGAATATACGCCACGGTTGATTGATTTTTCACTAGGTCCTTCGACATTTAATTGACGTTGTAAATCTTTAGCGGCTTTTACAATCTTTTTAATAGCCGGCGTGATATAAAGAATACGTCCAGTTTGTGGCACTTCTGCTTCATCCATTTCTAACATCATTTGATCGAATACACTAAGGAAACTTTCAGGATCAAGTACAGTTACATCTGCTGTTTTCCCTGCTCCAGTGAATTCAGCGTAAAGCTTTGATGCCATGTATTTATCATGCTCTGGAATTGCTTCTTCATCGTTGAATACGCGTGTAATGTTTGCGATAGTAACAGCCATGTTTGTTTCGTCAACGTCTACTGGATCAACTAAAGTACGGAATTCACGATCATGACCTAAAGTTTTAGGTTCAAAAGAGTTATCAACGCGGCGAGTATAGTTGCCCATTGAATCACGGTTAACGTCTGTATAACCACCGACTTTAATGCGTGGGATCTGAATTGTTTTCGCTCCTGTCCATTTTACAATCGCGTTATTAGGTGTAGCGTATAAAGCACCAAAAGCTAAACCTTGTGCGAATTTTTGAACAAGTACTTCTTGATATTGAGAAGCATAATTTAATGTAGCCATTAATAAATCACTCTTTTCTTTTTTATTTTTTTTGCAAAACAAAAAGCCACCTATAAAAGTGACTTCATTCAAAACCTATTGCTTTTTAACTCCGAACGCCGCAAACCATTTATCAGATTCTGACATTGTAGTTTGTTGGTGTTGGCCATTAGAAAATGTCGGCTTTGTTTTACCTGGATCAGCAGGCGGTTCTTCCACTACACCTTTAAAGTGAGGAAACTCTTCAACTACCATTTCAATAGCTTTGGTAATATCTACATCATCACTAACCTTAGTTTTTGCTAGAGTAATAACTGCATTTAAGTTCTTTTCTTCTTTGATATCTAATTTAAGCGCAGCTATTTGTGCCTGAGCATTAAAAAGAGACTCATCTTTTTCTTTCAATTGAGTCTCAAAGGTTGTTAATTTTTCATTTGTCTTTTCTTGCTCTGTTTTCAATGATTCTTGATGAGTATTCCAATCACTAACCGTTTGTTTCAACTGATCTAAATTCTCTACACCTAACTTTTTCAAGAAAGCCGCTTCTTGCTTTTGTTTTGCTTCATCCATCTGCTCTTTCGTGAATGTAACAGGTGGTTCTGGATTCGGGTCTGCAACAGGTGGTGTCGGGTTTGGGTCCGTTACAATTGGATCACCTCCTTCCAGTGGAGTTGGTGCAGGGTCTCCTCCTTCAGAGAAGAACTGCATTCCATTTCCTTTTAATCGCAATCTATAATTTAATGGTTTTGGCATATTAATCTGCTCCTTTCTCACTTTAATTATTTAACAATCTCCCAATCTTCTGCTAATGCATCAGAAGTACTTGGAGCCCACATTGCATGCGTTCCATTTGCACATCGTAATTGTAAGTATGGACGAACTTTGAATAAGTCTCCCTCATTCATGCCCCATGCTTTAGCAGTTTGTTTATTACATGGAATACCATTCGGATATCCCTTTTGATAAACAACAAACATATTTTTACCATTCCAGCCCTTACGTGAAATCTTTTCTCCCGCCTTAGCTGCTTCAATCGCTTGACCAAAATTCATCACTTAACAACCTCCCAATTTTCAGCGAATAGTTCAATCATCGTCTCTTTCCAAGGTACTCTTCCAAAACGACTTTCTACATATAAGTAAGGAGCAGTCATTTTGCTATGTTCCTCAGGAAACTGAGCACGGATTACAACATCTTCGCTCCATCGTGGTAATCGCATACCTTTGCCTTTTTTCACTTCTTCAAATGCTTGTCCAAAACTCATTCATTATTCCTCCTAAACAATTTGTTCTCTGTTATATTGACGCTTGCGCTTGGTCTGATTGATGAATTCCCTCATAGCAGCTTGGCGTTGCGAAACCTTATTCTTCGCTTCCTTCACGCCTTCTGAATCACCTAACGCTTCCATAACCTTTACTTCTTTCTTCGCTTTTCTAATCTGCCGTTCTAGATGTCTTTGCTGTTGGCTTTCCTTATATACTCTAGAGTTCTCGTCAGCGTCATACGGTTCATAACGCTTCGTCGATTTCCCTTGAATGTATGGATAGATAACATGCCGGCAATTAATCCCTAATAACCCTGCCGGTTCACCATATGATGTACTGGAGAATGGAGGGTATCGTTTACTTTTACCATTTTTAGAAAAGATACGACCTTGAAATGGAGCACAGCGAGGTCTTGCACCAATATGCGAACTAACTTCTACCAGGTCCACATCATACTCGTCCATGCGAGTCATCTGCATCTCATTCGCTACATTTTGGCTTGTAGATCTAGACACCATATTCACATAGGCTTCTGTACTCCATCGCTTCCCTGCCTTATCAATCAAAGCAGGGATTCCACGTTGAGACCATTCAGAAACAGTCTGCCTTAATGCCTGTTGCGCCGTTATGACACCACCAAGAACTTTACCTACTGTTTTATTTAAGATATCTAGATAAACCTGTTGGGACTGTTTGAGCATAGTAGTATTTATAAGGTTAAATGTTTCTAGAGCTTGTCGTTCATAAGCATTAAGGATCCCTATTAGCGCTGCACTTGTATACATTGCTGGCGCAGCAGCTATGATTCCTGCTTGCACTGCTTCTTGGTATAACGGTTCATGTTGTTCTACTGCTGTAAATCCAGCAGATTCTAGCATCTTTCGGACTTCCTCTGCTGTTTTACCACTATAACGGGCCATTGTATTCATTTGCTGCTGATTCAACTTACCAAGCTTATTCAACTGAACTATGCGCCAATGCTGATATTCAGTGAAATCCTCGGCAGTTAATAGCAGTTCCATGTCATACTTGAGAATTCTAGCCATATTTAAAAGCAACTCTTCTTCAATCGCATTGTAGATATCCACTACAAACATAGAGAGTTGCTGTAATTTATCAGGAGGGAGTGCCATTACCCTTCATCTCCTGAACCATTATTCTTTTGTTTGTTGTTCATACCGAAGAAATCTACTCCTTCAGGCATAACCATCTTATTCTCGTTTTGAATTTCTTCTACGATTTTCTTCGCTTCTTCTTCAGAAACACCATGTATCTTCATGATTGCTAGCTTTTTAGTTGTTAAACCATTCATAACAAGTGTGACTTGCTTATTGATTTCTGCGGTTTGGTCCTCTGCAATAGAATCATCAAAAGTAACAGTAACTTCGTATTTATCAGTACTTTCAAATTCATCATATAAAGCAGCAATTTCAATGATGATATCAACTAGATCACGAATACCATCCTCTATAACGGTCTCGTGAGACTGTTTTGTTCTGAATGTCTTAGAGTTTTCACTTACAACCTCTGTTGCAGTTTTAACACCTTGTTCATCAAAGCTAAATGCTCCAGAAGAGAAGCCAACTTGCATCGATACATAGTTTAAAAGAGCATTGATAGCAGCTGTATGTTCTTCTACACGTAATTCCACTGATATATCTTGAATCTGATTAGCACCATCTTCGAATTGCATCGCTTCATACACTTCATCGGTAGCGTCGAAATATCTTTGTGGTATGCCTGTTTGTGGATCTACAACTGTACGGATCGCTGAAGCAGGTACCATAATTCTCTTCTTACCTAAAACGAACTCACGTTGAAAGCTATCAAACGCAATATCAAGTGACTTTAATGTACCTAACGCATTAGCATAGATCGATATACCAAGTGGTGAACTCATATCTAAGTTATTGGCTGTATTTGGTTTGAAGTACACAAACATAGGTTTAGATAAGTTTTCAATACGCACTTCTTCTTCCAAATCAGGGTATAGAGTAGATAAAGTAACTTTTACACCTAAGTCTCCTTGGTTTTTGCTTTCGTATAGCTCATTCTTAATTACATACTCTTTACCTTCAACCAAGTGCCATTCAAGTAGCGTGTACTTCTTATCACCCTTAGAGATTTCATTTACGAATACACCCTCAGTGATATGTTTGTTATCCCATGCAATCGGTATGAAGCAGTCTGCCGTAACGTAAGAAAGTTTAATTCCGTTGTCCCAGTAAACCTTAATAACCATTCCACCTAAAGCAAAGTTGTATTCTAGATACCTCTGAAACTCTTTAATGAAGTTGTTATCATCAAGGACATTCTTGATATTATCTGAAAGTGTGTCGTCAGAAATGTTAATCGAACACTTCTCATTAAATATTAGTGCAGCCATCTCTTGTGATATAACCTTAGCCATATTGAGAGATGCCATTGTCCTGCTTTTCTGCCCTACAATCGTATGATACTTAACGTTGTGCCACTCGTCATAATGACCACTGTATAGAGCTTTCCACATATCAATATGCTTGTAGGATTCTTCATTTACAGGTATGTCTTTTTTATCAGATATCTTCTTAATTCCTTTGATTATTCCCAATTTATATAGCCACCCCCTTACTTTTGCAACGATGTTTCCAAACATGTTTTCACCGCCTTATTTTACATATCGTTTATAGAAGTAATTATTACTATAGCGTGTCTCATCTAACGCATGGTTATAGGCATCTATCGGTTCACCATTATCTAAACGGACATACATACCAATTTCTTTTAAGAAGTTGTAATGATCGTATTCATCACATTCAACGAGTATAAATTGCTCATTCGTAATGGAGTTTTGAAGTCGTTCAATACCAACCTCTTTCCCTTTACTCGAACCCTTTACATCATGAGTATTGTTATCTGCCCCTCTCGTTTGAATCCCTAACAGGTGCAGTTCTTCTCTTAAAGACTTACATGCAGGGTCAACAAACACTTCTGTATAGTGCATTTCGAACTTCTTAACGCACCATTCAATGAACTTCTTAATCTCTTTTGCATAAGTGGACATCGCTTTAACTTGCCCTGTATCTTTACCACTGTGATAGTAGTTAGCAACTCTTAGTAGTCTGAATTTATCTTCATAACGAACTACAATATTACAGCTACATGAAGTGGCATCTGATTGGCCACCATCAGCAGTAAAATACATTTCGTATCTTTGACCACGTACAGCAGGGATTATGTTCTTTTTCATATCAAACATCGAATAGATAACACCTTGTGGCATAACACGTTTACCATACCAATCTCGTTCCAATAAATAAGGATTCTTTGAAAGGATATCGTATATTTCTTTCTTACGTTCTTCAGTAATAATCGGATTATCCTGTATCGTCCAGTGAGTCCAACGTGTATTTTGGACATCAAATACCTCTAAAACAACTGGATGATGAGGAGCAGGAGGGTTCAAGTCAGCTAAATGGTAACGATCTTGAGCAGCGAATGTACGTCTGAAACACTCTTGGATCATGCCCATATTCAGCAAGTTAATCTCACAAAATACAACACTACCAAGTGACATACCCGTTATAGCGCCAACACTGTTACTCTTTCCTCCACCTTTGTAATACACTTTCTTAATATCATTTGGAGTGTGTATCGCAAGATGCGAGCCATGTTCATCATGCTTAATCTCAGCTAAATCACCAAATATATGCTGTAATCCAGTGCCATCACCATCGATAAATAAGCGATATGCCTGTTCCTGGTTGTATGCAGTAATTAAATGATTCGTATCTCTTGTCCACGTCAAATAGTCAGCATAGCGGAAATGCCCTGCTGTTGTCTTACCCGATCTGGGTGTCCCTTCGAGTACATCGAAGGTGTAATTGTATGGCCGATAGATAACTTCTAACTGTTTAGGGGAAAACTTAATCGCTGTTTTGCTCATATTGTTTACGCCCTTCTATTAATGCATCGAGTAATGAAGTATCTTTCTTTTGACCTTTGAGTTTTGCTGCGCGTTCTTGTGCGAAGTCAGTATCTGCTTGTGTTTTCTCGATATTAGTCTTCATTTGAACTAACTTCAATCTTCGCTCATCATCTACATTAGCTAACTTATCAAAGCGTTCTATCATAGAAGATAATGTAGTCATGGCCCTTGCGTATGCAGTTAGTAAATTAGCTTGCTTATCCCATGCGAATTGAACAGTGTAAGATTCACCAGCTTCCGATTCACTAATAACCTCTCGTGACATATCATCTTTATCACGAACATGCATAATGCGCTGTGAATTGAGGATATTGAAGTATTGCAGCTGAATGGAATTAAACAACATATCTAATTCTGTATGATTTTGTATTTCATCAAGTAATTCCATTGCGTGTTGATCGTCGTTAGGAATTATCTTTCTGAACAATCCATGCGTTACAGCATTAGCGTTTTGTTTGGGAGCACCAAATCCAACAGCGTTCGAGTTTCCTTTCGGAGCTCCACCTTTATTACCAACGGCATTCTGATTTCCTTTCAATGCATCAGATAACTTTTGTGAAGTACTACGTTTCTTTTGCGCAGTACTACATTCATTTTCTATTGTAGTACTACAATCAGAACCGTTTAATTTTGCTACCCATTTATCTCTAGATTTCCATGAGGAAATTGTTTTCTCTTGTTCTTGGAGTATTTCAGCAATCTTTCGATTTGTAATTTCTCCATTATGTTCTTTATAAATTTCAAATGCTTTATCTCTGTTCGGGCTTCTTACTTTAGCCACGACCACCACCTCACGATAGACTCTATTAGTTTTTTGTTTAAGCTTTTATAAATTCATCAATTGTCTTGTCTAACACACTAATAAGCGCCTCTCTCGTTTGCTTTGGCGTCATATCATCACTTATTTCATTATGCATAGCTATAGCCTTTTCTAATTTCTGTGGATCAATGTGTTGTTTTACTAAATCCATACCAATAACATTATTTATTAACTGACCAATAATAACTGTTTGTTCTTGTTTGCTTAGTTTCATTTCTCTAACTCCTCCTTCTGGTAATTCCTAAATTAAGTATTGAAATTCTCTAAAACTCATTGTATTATATTTTTGTATTTTCTCAGTTCCTAAGCCGAGAAAACATCATCACTTCTGAAAAGGACCCAAACTCTAGCGGGTTCTTTTTATTCACTTGAACTCATTTTCGAATTATTGTATTATATTTTCGGGTCTTACTTAGATAAATCATTATCAGGAGAATCTGCAGTTTTGCAGGTTCTTTTTACAAAATAAAAAGTATCCACTACGTGAACACTTCATGTCATTATGATTAAGTTGTTTTAATTCAGATTGATATGCAGGTGAAACGAATGGAAAATAAAGAACATGAACAAAAATACGATTTAAGCAAAATATACACATACATAGAACATCCTGATAAAATTAGCGGTCGCTGTGATAATTGCGGTAATTCCGCATTCAAAAGTTCCATTAAAAATTTCATCTTCTTAAGAGAATGCCGTCATTGTGGCATGAAGAAAATCATATAGTCCTATTCAGGGCTTTTTTTCTTTATAAAATAAAAAAAGCAGCGGATTCGCTACTTAATAATTCATCGTTTAAATTGTTCGTGCGAATGTAAACTTTTACCCATTAGTTTACATTCAAAACATTGATTTTATTGAATACATAGCGTTTTAGCTGTTTTAACAAAAAACACTAACAAAAGTATACATTCAAATCTTTGGTTTTTAAGGGATTGCGAAACCACCCTGTATTTTGTTAACTATCTCTATTTTCGTTCGTTGAGTTGTTTGTTTTGTTAGGATTACTTACCCAACAGATAATCCACCCATTCAACTTCCTTCTTCAATTCTTCATCGGACATCTTCTCTAACTCTTTAAGACTGTAATCTTCACCAAACTCTTTTCCACCTTCAATGATGAAATGAATCATTTCTTCTTTGCTCATTCCCTCACCCCTTATCATTCTTTAACGATTTCAGCTACTCCATTTCCTTCTTCACTGACTCATCTCACCAATCCGATATCCGAAGTAAATCACCAATAAAGTAAAAAGCGTACCTACAAGATATCCTGTAAGTCCTCCTAACCAAAACATCTCATCACTTCCTATTCAAATGTCCATTGTGTTCAAAATAAAAAGAGCACCCGTTTCCGCGAGCGCCCTTTAAAGGATTATGAGAATCTCGTTAACGAAAGTTAAGGTTACTAAAGTTAATGAGGTACAAGCAGTATATGCTTGTCTTATTCAAATCGTGCATAAAAAGAGAGCATCCACATCAGTAGATGCCCGAATTTGTAGGATTTTTCAATGAGTATCGAATAGGACTTGAGAGAGGATTTCCTACACTACAATATATGCTTGTCCATCTCAAAAGGTGCAACTAAAAGAGCTCTATAAATAGGGATAGAGCTCTTTATGTGAGTAATGGTGTATTTATGTTGACCCGATATTGTATGTCGAGAACTTCCTTATGTGCAAACGAAAGAGAGCACTCCCCCAAGTTAAGTGCTCTCTCGTAAAAATCGATGGGGTAACATGTTGGAAACCGTTCTGTATCATTATATGATGTTCAATCCTAACTATACCTAATACAACCTTTAAAGATGCTTATTATGTAATTTCCATATAACAACGAAAAAAGCAACCGTTATGGATGCTTTTAAATCTTTTCTATAACATAAACCATTGTCTTTCTTGATGGTACATGATAGGAGTAACCTTTATTTCTATGAACGTATATTTCATATTTACCCATCACTTGAAATCTTTCTGTTTCAGATTCACCGAATTTTGATACAGAATCGCATAAAATAGTTAATTCTTTTCTATTATTGCATAACAAATTAGAAATTTGTTTTTCGGTATATATTCCTCCAATCGCTAATTCTTTCAACATTTCTACGTATTGCATAATTTCTCCACCTTTCCCAATCTATTTATTCAACAAAAACCATAATTATCCTTTTGTTCAAATAAATAAGAAGCTATCACCGAAGTGACAGCTTTCCAAAGGGATAGGAGAGGAACATTCACGAAAGGGGAATTTCGAAATGAATCAATTCAAGAATAAGATTACCCTCATTCTTTTCTCGATCACCGCAATTATCATCTAAGCTACGCGCTTTACGTCAGTGGCTGAGAAAAGAGCGAAAGCTCTCCTCGTTTTACGTCCGTAGACATCATTTTCAACCCATGAAAATGATTTGTATCAAGAAGTTTCCGCTTCTTGCGTGAACAAACATGTGGAGGTGACAGAGGGGGAACTGCCTCATATTTGCTCAAACAAAGAGCGGAAGCTCTCTGCCTGGTGAAAATTCGCAGTAATCACTAGAAAGTGTAATGCCGTTCAAATCGACGAAGATTTTGTTCTTGTACTACAGTTTTTGAAATGTGCGATTCATTCAATCATATGAACCATCACCCATTCCATTTTCAAATGTGGAGAAATCATAGACATGACATCTAGTATTATATTTACTTTCAACCCAAGCGACGACTCTTGAGCTGAATGATAAATACAATATAATTTCGGGAAGCTCTTATTCCCTCTAGCCTCCGCGTCACCGAGTAACGTAATTATAATGGGCACGCTATCCCATGAAGCATATTCAGTTTCCAAAGAACATTCAACTTCATGAGATAATCGTACCGTTTATTCATTTATCAAAAACTCCCCAAAAAATACGCTATTTCTCTGCATTTTCTCTGCCATTTTCAAATGATTCCTAATGTAGTAGCAATCAGTTTGATAGCACTCTTCTTCTTCTCGTAAAAGTATGAGTTCTTCATCATCAATTCATTTTGTACGAATGCATCTTTCACTGGTTTATTATCTAAGAACTTCATAGTAATGATGTTTCTTTCATCATCATCCAGGATATTATTTAATGCCTTTTCGATTTGTTGCACCTTCATCCTACTCGTCACTCTCGAATCACGTAATTCTGGAAATAAACTGATTCCTTCTTGTTCTACTTCATTATTGAATCGCATTTTCAGCGCTCTGTATTCTTTCAAGATGCTCACGACCTCTTTTTGCACCTTTTTATCATCGATTTCTGGTAATAAAGATAATTGTTCCAAGTTGGAATCCCCCTATTGTGATTTTGTTATTTTTAATCCCTGTAAGGTATGTGAAATTTTAATACCTATCTTTTGAATAAGGGAACGATAACTAGTAAGCAGCCCCCACCATCTACTCATCATCGTTCCGCTATCCATTAGGCCTTTAATATCTTTCGCTTCCTGTTATCCATCTTCTCTTTCGCTGTTTCAATGTTATTTCCAATCCTTTTATGGTCCTGATCTATCTGAATCATTCCATCTAACACCCCTGGAATCAATCCTGTCTCATCGATGTATCGTAAGTAATCAACTGGAGCTCGTTCTGTCTGTTCTACTAAGTACCCATAAATATCGAAGTCTGCTCTTGGTATAGACTTCTTCCCATTCGGTTGATGAGACATCCTTATATAAGATTGAATAACCGATGCTGGAACCAAGAATACTGTCTTATCCTTACTAAACTCTATAAGGAAGAAACATACAGCTCCCATTTCCTCTGCCTTCTCCAAGTAATCTAATTGATGCCGCGCTATGTTCTTTAAATCAAATCGTGTAAAGCTCTCTGTTGACTTCGCTTCAAATGCGATAGCTCGTCCATTGTACACTCCATCATAATCCACTGTACTCTTAGATTCATAGAATCCGTTTACCACTCGCCCATTCTTACTTTTCAACACCTTAACAGGAGTCGGACGCTTGTTTATAAGCGCCACTCCCTCCCTTTGGTACATTTCATTAGATAGATTGATAAGCATCTCAAATGCCATTCCTCGGTTTCCTAAGCTCATTGTTATTCCTCACTTTCTATTAAAAGGATTATTTTGTTTAATTTCCCCTTAATTTACATTAATATCTATCCTAACATCTAAATATAGTTATATAATATATTCATCAAACATTAATTAGGAGTGGTTAAAATGTCAGATATAATATATCTCATTGTTTTTACCTTTTTAGCAATTTGTTCCATTTTTACTTTAATAAAAGAGTTTAAAAGGCCACGGAAAAATGGATTCTTGATTTCGATTGAATTCTTGTTTCTTGTAGGAATGATATTGTTAATAAAAAATAGTTTAATTTAATTTACATAATGGATATCTTATCCCCATTTCTTATAGTGAGCAGTTAGCTTTTGCTAGCTGCTTTTTTCACATTTTAATTATATTAAGCGTATATTAATACTGATTATGATTGGTATTACGCCTACCTCTCAAGGGCACTTATATACAGTGCTCTTTTTTAATCTGCATAATATTCCTAATCCTGTTTATACTATAAATGTAACTTAAAGTTACATATTGCTGTTTCCCTATAAATGTATTGTTCTTGTGTACAAGAGGCAGTTAGCTTTTGCTAACTGTTTTTTGTACTGAGCTAATAAAATTTTGTCCTTATTTATTTTTCACACCATATACTTCTAACCTAGCCCCTCAGCTTACTGAGTTACCTCCTATCTTAAAGAGCGCTTGTACATGGTGCTCTTTTTTAGTTTCTTTTTTCTACAAAATGAAATTTTTATTAAGTTCCCTTTCTTTCCCGCATAACATTTCCAATTACGTTTATACTATAGCTGTAACTTTAAGTTACATGTCATTACTTGTAGGGCCTAATTTCTTTTGTACAACAAGTAGTTAGCTAATTGAGCTAGCTGCTTTCTTGTATAAATTTTTATCATAAGTACATACTATTTACGGGATGCTTGTTTGATTGTCATTTGAGATGTAATTTAACTTCGACGTTCCCGCTCCTTGGGAGAACAGCTTATACAACTGTTCTCCCGTTTTTCATTTAATTTTCACCTTTGAATAAAAATAAATATACTATCATGTAGTTACCTCTTATTATTAGGAGCCATCTTAACGAGAGCACTATTTGAAGGTGCTCTTTTTTCTTTATAAAATAAATGTCTTCCTTTACATATTTTTAGAACAACTACACACGCTATCCATAAGCCGTTCGAACTAGCGGCTTTACTCTTCTAGTAATGAGAATGCCATTTATTGCAATGGGCTAACTCATTCAACCCACTGGCAGGAAACAAAAATCATTGTTATAGGGCAAGCAATTTTGCTTGTCCTATTCCTATTTTCTAATGTAATTTTTTATTCAAATGAAGTTTTTGTTCAGTTCCATTTCACTCCTGCATAATATTTGAACTTCTGTTTTATACTATAGTTGTAACTGTCCGTTACAACTCATTACTTGCTAAGCGTGGGCATCTTTTTTCACAACAAGCAGTTAGCTAATTGAGCTAGCTGCTTTGTTGTGCAAAATAGCCTTTTTGTTTATCTTTTACACATTTAAATAGGACAAGCATATGTTATTGTATGGAGACCCTCTCTCATAGAAAGCCTCCTTCTCTAAGAGCACATTCATATATGTGCTCTTTTTTATTTGCTACAAAATAACGTTTTTGTTCAAAATGATATGCCTTATTCATTTGGACACATTTACCAGTATTATTCCCAAAAAATTCATGCTACGGTTAATTAGTCGAGTACGTCATTACTTGACAATTACCCTTAGGAGCCCCGTAGATAAACGGGGTTTCTTTTATTTAAATAACTATTTTGTTCAAATTTTAGATAAATGTTAATATTCTTCATAAAGGAGGTCTACTGATGAAAAAGATTTTTTCAGTTATTTTCATAGCAATTTTCCTTTTAATAATTTTTTATTTTGTTGGTATTTCACTTTTTTGGAACCAGCCATAAGTTAAAATAAATAATAAATTACCACTATGATTATTTAATAAATCTTCCGTCAATACTGTAGATAGGCAATAGCCAGAACTCATTTAATGAATCCCTAACCTTTCTCCGCTCCCCACGGAGAGACAGCCGAGCAGTTAGCTTTTGCTAGCTGCTCTTTAATATTCTGTTGATGCAATAATACAAGGGCTCGTAATGTTGTCATTCTTAATTACCCATTCAAATGTCTTACGAACTACTATTGAATCTCCAAGTGGTCTTCCGCATTGGAGATTGTTCTTTTCACTTTCTGGCAATTCATCTATGTCCACATATGTAGCTTCTTGCAAACTAACTTCCCCTGCAAAATCTTCGTTTATATCCTCGTCATCAAACCCACATTCTTTCTTGTAATACGCCTTTGCTTGTTCTTCAGTTTCAGCGCAAACCCAATCAAAATCATTCATTTTAAAAACCTTCATCATATCCATTCCCCTTTTCTACAAAATGAAATTTTTATTGAGTTCTTACTTATCCTTTAACCCACATAATATTTCCAATCCTGTTTATACTATAGCTGTAACTTTAGGTTACAAATCATTGCTGTAAGCGCAGCGCTTCTTTTTGTACAAGAGGCAGTTAGCTTTTGCTAGCTGCTCTTTTTACTTTTTTGAATAAAATTCTAAATCTTGGTCACTCTATAGGTAGGCTTGTGAATAGCCATAATTCATTTTTGTAGTACCTAAATTTTTTCTCCCTACTCCTTGGACTGAGTAGTTAGCTTTTGCTAGCTGCTCTTTTACTTATCCCATGTAATACCCTTGTTCTTTTACCTTTTCCCATTTATCAGTATCAAAGATTTGTTCTTCATTACGTTTCTGACCATAGCAATTAGTAACCAATTCTACTTTTACGAACTTTTTATCGTACTTTTTTGTCCATTCCTCATTGTATGGTTCCTCACTGATCACTTCTTTGATGTATTGCTCTAATAAATTCATATCCATTCCCCTTTTCTACAAAATGAAATTTTTATTAAGTTCTTACTCATCCTTTAGCCCACATTGCTTCATGGCTTCTTTTCTAACCTTTGTAGCTAACTTTCTATCTTCATCACTTAAATGAGCGAAATTTGTAGATCTGATGTAGTAAAACCATTCGTATATTTGAAGTAATTCATTTTTATTTAATTTCATTCCTCATCCCCCTCAAGTTCCGTAACAGTTAAGTAGTTCCTTGCCTTCTTCCTCTTCGCCAATCTCCTTTGATTAACTCGAATAGCTCCTGCTCACTCATTTCATAAAGCTGACGCCCTGTATCTTCTTCCTTATAAATCCCTTTATGTAGCAACACATCGATGTAAATTTGTTTCCTGTCCATTGTTCCTCCTAGCTAATTTTCTTTTTCCCTCTTTCGCACGGTTTGAGTGGCGGCGTAGTCAATGCTTTTTCTAAATCCCAATTAAGGTAAACAACTCTTTGATACAATGTTTTAAAAACTATTCCATGTTGTTCGGCCATCTGTAATTGTTCTTTAGTAAAGGTAGATTGCACATCCTGCTTCAACGGTGTCAATGCCGCCTTTTCAAAATTCCAACCTCTTTTAATTCTCAGATAATAATTACCTCTTGATATCCCGTTTCTTTTAGCGACTTTAAACCAGTAAACATACATATCATCCAAAGTTTCAGGTTCTTTCGTTCTAACGTATTTCCGTGCTGGCTTTGTTGCTGCTTCTTCTAAGTCCCACCCGTTAGCAACTCTTCTCTTGTATGTGGAAAGTGCTATACCATTTTCTAGTGCAAGTTTTTTGAATGATTCATCATGATTTTTATATTTTTTTACTGGTTTAGTTGCCGCATCATACAATGTCATTCCTTTTCTTCTTCGATAATAAAAAACGTGTTGACTTACTCCATTTTCTTCTGCAGTCTTTGCCATTCCACGATGACGACCTGGTCCTCGCCCACCAACTGGCTTTGATATCGCTTCTTCAATATCCCAACCATATGTCATTACTCTTTGATACACATTCTTTCTGCTTAACCCTCGTTTTTCCGCTAACAAGTAGTCATCCTCTGTTGGTAAGTCTTTATATTTCATAACCATCCCCCTTAATCCAATGCCATAATTTCTTTTAACGATCTATCTGAAACATAGGTCTTAATAATTTGAATCCTGCCGTACTTTTCTTTAGCCATTCCTTTGGCTTCGCTCTCTGTCTTCGCTTCAAACCAACGAAGCTTCCATTTCTCGTCCTTGTCGTAAAACTCTATTGAGTACGTTATGACGCTTGTATCACGCTGTAAGAATCGCTCAGCTGTACTCTTCGCTGCATAATCAAAACTCCCAACAACATCTTCAAGTGTTAGCTGCTTCATGCTCCTAGCCCCATCGGACGGGATTTAATCTTGTTCTTATCCGCCTGATCCATTATCAAAGCTGCTATTTCAAGTTGATGTCTTCCTAGCTCTACTGCTATTTCAATGAAGCTTTTATCTTCTTCCCATATTTCTTGGAATCGAATTACTTCACTTTCATCGAATAACAAGTCCAACTCCTCTAACGCCACATACATATTACGACGCGATTTCTTCATGTACTTCCTTTGCTGCGCTGCGATTGTGTAATTCTCCTTTTCTAAATCCGTCCCAAGTCTCGCCATCCCAATTCCCCTCCATCTGCATTTGATAAGCCGTTTCCAGCCTTGCCATTACCTCTTGACGTCTTCTGTCCACTTCTTCAGGTGTCCGATTCCCTGCTGAGCAAATACATGACGCAAATTGATAGCAGCCGTTCCCCATGTCGTTCCTAATTACTCCCGTTCCTTCACATGCACACATCTTAATTCCCCCTTAGAATGGTAATGCTTTTCTTCTGAAATCCTTTGTATCTTTGAAAACAATTGCTCTAAAGTTATTGAAGATACGTGATACAATCCGCTCATCATATGCGCCCTCTAATCGCTCACCTGTAAGGTTTGTAGTAAATATAGTAGATTTACCTTGCCTTCCATCGAAAACATCGAATAACACCCTGTTAATGAAGTTTGTTGCTTTTGTATTTGCATCTAATGCGCCTAACTCTGCTCCTAAATCATCAACTATCAACACATCCGCTCGTACCAATGTCCGTATGATTGAATCCTCAGTTAAGGAGGAATCTTTATTGAATGTACTTTTAATCTTCCGTAGTAATTCACCAACTGTAACGAAGACAACTGATATCCCTGCACCTGCAAGCTGATCTGCGATGGCGTAAGCAAGGTGCGTTTTCCCTGCTCCACAATTTCCAGCCATAATTGTATTGAACACCTTCTCACTGAGATAATCCGTTGCGATGACCTTTGCGATTTCAAGGTTCTTCGCTCCTTCCTCGCTAGTAGGTTGATAGTTTTCAAAGTTAGCTTTCTTAATGTTGGAATCTGCAATCATGCTTTGTTGGTGGAATAAGAATTTCTTCTCATTAGCTTTATTTGCGTCATACTTCGCTTGTTCTTGTTGCTGGAGCTTCTTACTTTCGTTTTCAAGGAAGCATCGAGGGCACACAACTTGTCCACCGAACTTCATCTTATTCATGCCATGCGTATCACAAACATCAGAATCCATAGTCATATTCACCTTTTTGGCTATATCGGTTGGTATTGCCAGTGCCGCTCTCTGCATTGTTCTTCGCTCCCTTTTTAGAGTTCATTTGGATTGTTAGCTGATCAAACTTTTCACGTAGCTTTTTAGGAGACAAGATGTTTCCTTGCCAGAATGGATCTGCTTGGCACCAATCAATAACATCTTTAATCTCTTGTAGTTCACGGTTATCCTTTTCACGCATCAACCTAAAGTCATTAGACCAAGTATCGAAGTTAGGCTCTTTTTGTTTAGGATTATTACCCTTAATTTTTTCAAATAAATACTTAGCCCCGTTGGTGTCGCAAGTTTCAAACTTGTGATGGGAAGGTTTTTCTATCTTCTTTTTATCTTTTTCTTTATCTATATCTAATTCTTTATCTTCTTCTATATCTGTTGCGTGACTACCGTGACGTGTCACGGGACCTGTCACGGGACGTAAAAATTTTCCGTCTTGATAGTCAACTAAACTCATGATTTTCTTGTTATTTAAAACTGACTTCAGATCCAACACTGGAGTTCCTAACAGTAAACATTCATTAAGGAAGACTTCTAAAGGACGATTTGTTTTCATTTCATTACATCGTTTGCAACACGCTACGCAATTTTCTTGAGTATCCAATCCGCCATGAGATTTAGGAATTAGATGGTCTAGTGTGTTTGCTGCATTTCCGCAATAGGTACATGTACCCATGTCATCCCCTAGTAGAAACTGTTTTTCTTTCTTTCTTTGTTTTTGCTTACGCAATCGGTTTTGTTCACGGATTTTATCTAATCCATCAACGTTTTGATGTTTCTCCCAATTCGAGATGCATATGTATTGGTCATCTGTGATATCAATCATCCCGAACTGTTTGAACGTTTGTAGTGCAAGTCTCACAGTTGCTATTGGTCTATTAAAAAGTGTTGAAAGCATTTCTTCTGTAAAAGGAATGTTTTCACTCAAGAAAATGTAACCATTGGCATTCGTTCTTCCTGCTTGAGACAACAATTTAATCCAAATGATTAGTAGTGTATCTGCATCTGGCAAACTTTCAATCAATCGAATCTTTTCATCTTCAAACATGCTAGTAGAGAGTTTTATCCATTTAACATCTGCCATTTAGTTCACCTTCTCCATGCGACATTCATAGGATACGTATTCTTCCATTCCGCCAAACTTATATCCACCCTTGATATTCTTGTTTTCGTTATATAAAAAGTCTTTTCGTGTTTTATAAACTGGTCTGATTGGAGTCACATAGTCATAACCTCTTGCTTCTAAGTCACGTACTGCTTGCAAAATAGCTTTCATTGATCCGCGTTTTACTGTTACCTGGAACATCACATTTCCTCCCGTTCGCATATCGCAAAGTCTTCTTCAACATCCAATATCGTGTAACCCGGATAGCGTTTCGGGGTAATGTACTTTTCCGCATTCCGTATTACTTCACTTTTGCTTCGTGCGCCCTTCCAGCACCATGAAGGAAGGACGACTTTACTTGTTTTTTGTTGGTCAAACATGGCTTCATCTCCTTAGTTAACTTTTTTGTACTGATCTTCCCATCCGATTAGCGTTTCTATTGCTTTAGAAGCAATCTGTGGACTAATATCCGTTAAACTATCCGTTCCAATTTTGCTTTTTAATGTATCCTCGATTGTTTGTCTCTCGGCTTTAGAAATAACCGCTACATGTGCTATTTTTGCGTTTATCATCTTCATTTGTTTCTCTGATGCTTTACCATTTCCGCCACCGCCACTGTTTCCTTGTGGTTTATTTGGAGCTTGTCCACTATTACTCTTCTGATTAGGCTTGTTACCTTTTCCGTAAGTAGCGCTGTTACCATCATCATCTTCACCTGTGTTCAAGCTAAGAAATGCTGCTAATGAATATCGACGAGCATATGTGATACAACTCCCTACTGCTTGCGGATCGTTTTTTACCGGCTTCATTGTTAGCTCATCACTTTCTAACCATTCACCACTCTCATGTATTAATAGTGTTTTTAAAGTGACGTTCTGTCCGTCTCCGCTTGGTATTTGCATAATGCTTAATCCGTTTTTAGAAAGGATTGGTCTAATTTCATCTATAATCGTGTCTAATGTTGCATAATTGTTTTTAAAGAAAGGGTTGTCTGCATCCTTAGCAATCTTGTTAACTTCTGAATTGAACTTCACTAATGCTTTTGCCAGTTCAACAATCGATTCGCTTCTATTCACTATGCTTCAGCTCCTTCTGTCATGATTTCTAAAGTTGAAAGTGTTTCTTCTATATCAGCGATTGTTAATTTCACATCTGCTATACCTTCACGAAGTGAAATCTCATGTTCTTTTAGATTTTTTAACTTAAACTCGTAATCACTTAATTTACGTTTTTCTACTTTAAGAGACTTTTGCAATTCATTTATCGCTCGTTTCAAAACAGAATCACCTCTTCTTGCTGACTTGCTTCATACACTCCCATAAGCGCCTGTAATCCGTATTCATAAGCAACAACCATTGATAAAGCTCCTGGCTCATTACTTTGCTTGTAGCGTTCTATTAAACTCATAAGAATTTGAATTTCCATTTCGATTTTGTTTTGTAGGCCCATCTTATTCACCTGCCACTTTCTCTGTAGAATGAGACTTTACATATTGAGTAATACAATCTGTTTCTGCGTGTAGGTAATCGCCGCCGAAATCTAAGCAACTTTCACCGTAATAGATCTCACCGAAGCAACCTGCGCATTCTTCAATGAAGTCTCTTGTTGATGAATCGTAATGATTACCATTTAATAGCGGGTTTTCAATCATTTCCTTTTCCTCCCTTTACTAGGAAAAGTCGATGTGGTACAATAAACGCATAACTTCGTGATCGACTTTTCTAAAACGACCTGTCTCCCAATGGGTCGTTTTTCCATGTTTTCGGTAGTAACAAATCTACAAATCTGTTAAAATTTAGTTACCGATATGTGTTACAACTGGCTCGTGCTTCTGTACGGGCTTTTTTAGTGCTCGTTTTTAGCAAAAACCTCATCAAACGCTGCACTTAAAATCTTTTGATTTTTCATTTCAAACTCTATTTTTTTAATTTCCTCATGCATTTCACAAAGCTCATCCGATTTAATATTGAACTCTTTTTTTAAGGTAGAAAGATGGATTTCTAAGGATGCTAATTCTTCATCTGTCATAACGTTTTTAATCATCTAAATTCCCCTTTCTTGATGCTTTGCGCATCGAAATATCCAGGAACCTATTTAATAGGTGGGGGATACCATTAGGTTCCCGAATATTCCGACAAGCAAAGGCCTGTCATTTTTGTAAAATTGTGGTATTATTGATTTATAAAGTTGATAATTTGACTTTACCCTTATGAGCCTTGAGCCTTCACAATCAAGGCTCGTCCCTATTTAGCTAGAGTTATATACTTGTATGTTTCCTCAACCTTATCTGCGCTGTTATGTACTTCCCTAGCTCTTAAATCCTTTATGATCCACAAGATTTTCTCTCGTTCGTATTCATCTCGTTGCTCTTTTGTCATCACTTCACATCCTTCGTCCACCGTTTGATAGGCTTGTCCAACAAAACTACTAGTGATATTAAGCTGCATATCGTTAACGCCAGGATGAAAAGTGATATTGGATTGTCGTACATTTACATCGCCTCCTTACCAAGAAACTTGTTAATGAAGTAAAACTGACCTTTCCCTGTAACTTTTGGCGTGAACTTCGTTTCGAATTCGCCTTTACTATTTGTTCTTACGTATTCTTGTGATTCAAACAATCCTAAATCCATTGAATACTGTGTTGGTGTGTTGTACAGACTTCCTTTTTTCTTGCAAAGGTATCCATTTTCTCTCAACCATTCGAACAATCTGTTTTGACCTGTATCAATTCCTTTTTGCCTCATTAGATTTGCTAATTGCTTTACACTGATTAAGTTCGTTGACACTTGCACTGCTTCAGCGAATGTTACAAGTGGTTGTTGCTGCAATACTTTTCGTTCAGCTTCAATTCGTTTTGCTTGTTCTTCTTTTAAGTTAGTGAGTAGACCAATCATGAAGTCTGGATTAGTTACCGCTTGTTCCAGCGCTTGATCTGTCATGTATGCTCCGTGTTTTCTAATAGAAGGAAGTACTTCTTCAAACACCCATTTTTCAAATTGTTCCGCTTGTGTAAGTTTTGATTTGACGATTAAGCGGTATAGGTTGGGTTCGTTGATGAATTTCTTATTTTGGACACCGCTTGTAGTAGGGACCTCGTGAAACGCGACCCCCTCAGTTTTACAGTGACGCTTGATTGCCTCTGTAGCATTTGCATATCCTAGTAAATTTGCAACGTATGTTGCAGGAAAGTATTCTTTTCCATCTTTCATAAGAATTTCTAATTTGCCGAATGCATCATGTGAAAAGTTTTGTAATTGATTCATTTTTGTTCCTCCTATCACGTTAACATCAGGTTAACTAAATGTTTTAAAAAAATGACAACCTTAAGTTAACTTTGTTCTAACAGTTCATCAGTTGTCACATTATATAATGTTGATAATTTCCCTAATTTTTCTAAACTCGGTTGCCTTTTTCCTTGTTCCATATAACAATAACCACTTTTGGAACAACTGAGATGTTCAGCCACAAATTGTTGTGTATAACCGAGTGATATCCTTAATTCTTTAGCACGTTCTGCATTAAGTTTTGTCATTAGCATCACCCTTGTTTCTTTCGATGCTTTTATAATATCAATTTGTTAACTACAAGTCAACACGTTTCTATAAAAAATATCCGGAGAAAAAAACCAAGTTGTCTTAGAGTCAACTTTTCTGTTATATTTTATGTATCTGGTAATACTAAGGTATTAAAAAGGGGATCGTTATGGAGAATATAATTGGGAAAAGAATAAAAGAGATACGGATGTCGCTCGGGTATACACAGCAACAATTTGCAGATAACGTAGATATCAGTAAACCGATGGTATCTTATATCGAATCAGGGAAGAAGACTCCATCTAGAGAAACTGTTTCAAAAATATCTAATTTAGCAAATGTATCAACTGACTATATTATGGGGCTATCAGATAATAAAAATAATGAAGAATCTTCAGCATCAGATGTTATGTTAGAACTTAAGCATTATATAAATCGTATGGAAAGTTTTGATGAGGAAACGAAAGAATTCGCTATTAAGAAGATAAAAGCTTTAATTTCAGGTTTAGATATAGAAGATAATAAATAATTAGGATGATTGATAGCTACAGCTAACAATTATCCTTTTTTTTAATCATTCCCTTTTCACATTCATCTAAAAGAATGCCAATCTCCTTTAAAATCAGGATTGCTTGCTCGTCCCCTTTTTTCGCCATACCAATTAATAATTGAATTCCTTGTTTGCAGTCCTCCATTTTAAATCCCCCATCCTGTTTTTTCTTCATAATAGTTTGTGAACTATTCACAATGATTTAATTTTTGTTCAAATTAGAAAAAAACGAATTTCCCCAGAAAGCACGAAAACGAACGCGACTTCTTTTTTATGTCCATATTATACCACGAAAAACGAACGTCAGTTCTAGTTATTAATACTGTATCATTTAAATGTTTTTCTATCCCTATACATTATTTTGAACAGATATTAAAAATGTTTACCTCTTTTTATAGTTCTTTATTAATTAATCACAAAAAATTATAAAGATGAAATAAAGGCAGTAAAACGCGCATAATTTGACCAATTTACCCAGTGAGAGCCGAGGCTCTCTTTTTTTATTTCCTTTCGGCAAAATGTGACAAGGTAGTTGTAACTAGATTTGTTATGCTTGGTTCAGAAATCTTATATATAGGAGCGGATTTTAATGGCAAGTAAATACACTAAACTTGATGAACGATTTGGCGTTATAGATTTTCCAGTAACACTTGCGGAAATGGTGGATATATCGAAAGAACTTCCTAAGACAGAACGAAAATTTTATGAATATGCTTTTGATACATTAAAAAAGGTTATGAAGTCTGGAGAAAAGATATATGCTTTTGAAGTTGCTGATCCTAAACTAACGAAAACAGGTTTTATTGTGGTCGGTGAACATAACCTATACTTCGTAATGATGAAAGGTGGATTATTCGGAGGAGCTGAAACGGAAGTGGTTAAATATAAAGACATTAAAAGTGTAGACTTCGATATTATTCAAGGCCCATTTGGAGTTTCTCTTATGAATACCGGAATCCTTTACTTAGAAATGAAAAAGATGTTCGGAAGTAAAAAACGTACTATCAGAAACATTCCAGATTACAATATCGATTCACTTTTAAAAACGGTTCGTGATAGATTAAAATGATTTTTAGCACTCGAAAGAGTGCTTTTTATTTTCTCAACAACCAATATATATAAATATGGTAAAATATCCTTGAGATGGAATTGAAGATACATTTGTGAAGAGAACATGTTGTTAAAAGTAAAATGGTTTATGGTTGATGGCACTCGTGAGGGTGTCTTTTTCTTTTTTTAAAAGGACCTGCTCATACATCCTTTATAAACATAGGGTAATGTAAACCGTTAAAACACATGAATGACTCAATGTTTTTACCTCCTATTGAAAGGAGGAACTATTATGGGATTTGGTGGTAGTTGTGGTGGCTTTGGTGGCGGATTCGCTTTACTAATTGTACTGTTCATCCTGTTGATTATCATTGGTTGCAGCTGTTGGGGCGGAGGATTCGACGGGGCTTGCTAAAAACAATTAGAAAAGACACTGATATTGGTGTCTTTTCTTTATGAAAAAAATCCCCACACATTGTGCAGGAATCAAACATAAACAAATGCTTTGGGTGAACACCATCATAATAATACATATGTCACCCATGAGCAAAACAGGAAAATATGAACCGTACCCCATGAAATGATGATTATGTGTAAGGAAATAATAATTTAGGTAACTTAGCATAGAAGCTCTAATTTAAGGAGCTTTTTATTTTTTCTCAATAACCAATATAGATAAATATGGTAAAATGGTAATTGGATGGGAATTCAATATATATTATTAAAAGTAGAGTGGTTCAAGTCGGAGGAAGACACCTTAAGGTGTCTTTTCTTTATTTTCTAAGGACCTGCTCAATTAATCTGTAAAAACATAAAGTAAAATGAATCCGTTAAAACACATGAGTGATCCCTTGTTTTCCCCTCTTATCAAAAGGAGGAACTATTATGGGCTTTGGTGGTAGTTGTGGCGGCCACGGTTTTGCTGGAGGATTTGCTTTACTCGTTGTCCTCTTTATATTATTAATCATAGTCGGAGCTGCTTGCTTCTGCTAAAAAAACCATCAGAAAAGACACTCCTATATGGGTGTCTTTTCTTTATGGAAAATCCCCACACGATGTGCGGGGATGCAAAGGAAACTGTTCAGTTGGATGAACAACCTCATAGTAATACATTCGCCTCCCACTGACAAAACAGTAAAATGCAATTTTCTTATCAAGAAAATCATTAAAACAATCAAAAAAAAACACTAATACCTCTATAAAACGCATTATTTGTGTGGTCCCGCTAAATGTCATTACCTAAAATAATACTGTATTATTTGTCTGTTCAATAAAATTCTCTGTAAAACAAAAAGAGCGCTCTTTGGCGAGGGCGCTCTCCTTGTTTTGTGTGAGCTTGTTGAGACAAACTCACAGATTCCCAAACTATTTTGTCTCCTTCATGCTCAAATAGTTTGGCATGCCATTCTAGTTCTCCTCCTGTTTGTTGTAGTCAAGTAATTTGCTTAATAAACTATAGAACAGGATCGCAGTTACTGCTAATGCGCTCAGTAACGTTACGGTACTTATCACAGGAGTTTGCGAAAGTTTATATCCCATTAAAGACACTAGCAAGGTTAATAACCATACTGTCAATAATTTGTTTTCACTTTGCATATTTTTTTGCGAACGTGGTATACTATAACCAAGTAACATCTAGGAGAGACCGCGCCAACGATCTGCTCCCAGAATTGCAGTTACCTAATTAATTGTTATTATTTGAGATTGAGTTGTTTGCTTCGGGTGTTCTTGTTGTAACATTTGAAGTGGCACTGATTTGTAAAGACTGGTTAACTTGTTGTTGTAGCAACGTGTTTTTCAGTCTTTTTTCTTTGATAGCTTCTCTCTTCTCTAAAATGAGAGTGTATGTATAATACATAGCTAATACAAAGGCTACTACCACCATAATAGTAACTGAAACATCAATGATGATACCTTCTGGCAAACGTGACATCAAGGCCTCAAATAAAGCCGCGTAATCAATCACGTTCACTTCCTCCTTTCTGTGAAAGTATTTCCATTATACTATAAGATAACCTCTAGTGCTATGTTTTGGTAAATATACTATTATTAGTTAAATTAAATATAGATTTGAACTGTATTTCTCAATGAACAATAATATTTAACGTGGTAAAATAATATTTGGATGGGAGTCCAATACATATTATTAAAATTAAAGTGGTTCAAGTCGGAGGAAGGCACCTTAGAGTGTCTTTTCTTTTTGCATCAAAAAGCACACGAAATCAATCATGTGCTTACAATGATAATTTACTTATCTAGGTATATTCTCTATCACAGTTTCTTTAATTAATTCAATGCTGATCTCATCAATTAACTCTGTTATTTTTTTAATTGATGCTTCAACATTATTAAACGAATTTACAAGTTCGGCACTTTTCTCTTCAACATAAATAAAAACCTCATGTTGATATTCTTTGACTTTACTCATAGCTATATCCATAGCCTCATTAACATTATCACCCGTATCATATTGATGGAAAGTATCCCATAACATGTGCTCTTCTTGATCATTTTTGAAACGAGCTAACCCATCTAATTCATTAACAAGATGCTTTATAGATGCATTTAAAGAACTTAATAAATCTTTTGACTCAACAGATTTAAAAGCTGGGTATTCCTCACTCAAGTTCTTTACACGTTCTTCTAGATCATCACCTAAAACGCTTAATCTCTCCCACATTTCTTTAGGAAAATGAGCATCATTAATATCTATAACTTCTACATCTTCAAAATAAGGCTCATCTCCATAAAAACTAAAAATACTATTTCTTAACCTGTACAAAAGATCGTGCATAATGTCTGCAATCTCTTCACATAAAATAACATATTTTGAAGTTGAATACCGCTCAGACTTTTCTTTAATAGAATTGAAAATTTCTTTTTCTATTCTATTTACAGCTGCATTATCATTAATAAGAACTCCTAATTCAACATTATCACTACTTGCATCAGAAAAATTTTGTGACCCTAAATAAGCAATATTATTCGTCATAACAAGTTTGGCATGGTTAGAGTAATTAAAAAATACATTTAAATCCCCAAATTTTTCTCTATCTAAAGTTTTTAGATAAAAATATATTTGAATTGCGGCCTGTTTAGTTAACTCTCCCTGAGAACTTCCTCTACGAGCAGGAAAATTTATTATAATATTAATCGGAGTAGTGACGCTTACCTCCCTAAGAGCCTTTATTAAAACTGAATCCTCATATGATCTAATATTAAAAGTAACTATATTTATAGTATTAGCATTTTTAAAATCGTCTAGAACTTCAGCGAAACCATATTCCCCTTCTGTAAGAACAATGTCAGTATTAATACCAGATAATTTATGTAACATAAAAATCCCCCTACAATAAAGAATTATGAAAAAAAGATTATTTAAATCACAAACGTAGTTTTCAAAAATAAAAAGACACATACAAAAAATCATGTGCTCTCAATATTAAACTAAATATATTTAATAAAAAAAGCTCTNNAGAGCTTTTTTTATTAAATAGCATAAAATTAATCCCGATTATACGCTTCTTCTCTATTTACACAGTGATAACATTGACCTTCATATAAAGCGATACCCATATCTTCCCATGAAATAGTTTCTCCACAATAACCATTAGGACACTTTGACATATATACATCATTATTTAACATCTCTAAAGCAATCGCTCTAATTTGATTATCACTTAAAGATGAAAACCCTTGATCAATCGCTTGCTTTGCTGATCCAACTGCAGCGGGTTCAAAAAGATTACCATCCTTAATAAGTTGTTCTAAATACTCTAAAAGACCATGGCTATGACCGTTTTCCCCTCTATAATCAGAAGCATCACTTTTTAAACGCTGTATTAATGTATATAATGATTTTTCACTTGCCATTTTATTTCCTCCTCTTAGTTCAAATCCTCTATTCTAGTCCAATTACTAAAGCTTATCCCTCCATATCAAATAATTCTTAATTACAAAATAGGAAACTTATCTTATATCTTTTATATACCATTTTCATAATAAAAATCCTTGTTTTTTCACAAGAGACTAATAAGTACATAAAGTACAGATAGCCAGTAACCATATAAGTATCCCCATAATTTCACATACTATACATGATTGATTAAACTAAATTCAGAAATAAGGCTTTTTCTATCCGTCAATACCATTATCCTCTATCTAAGTTAGTGGTAATTGCTTATTTCTTCTTCTATCTTAGACAGTGTGTTTTAATATCGTATACTACCTTATATTTTTCAGCTTTTCTTAGGAATTTGTATTGACTGTAGATTTTGAAGGTTTTTATCATGTGGGAACGGTTAAGGAAAACGGCTGGAAGACAGATTTATCCCCTACTTTGAAAGATCATAAAAAATAATCAATCAAAATAGGAAGGATAAGCGTCTTTGTTTTTGCCATGCGGTCACTTATAAGGTATCCGTATGTATAGACCCTATTCACTTAACAGTTTTCACCGTATACGACCTCTGTCTAAGACTTGTCCACTACACAAAGCCATCCCTGTGCGACAAGTTGATCGTACTCCCTAGCACCGTAATGCTAATGGCTACCACCCGAACCTTTTAGGTAGTTCTCACCTGCCCTCACCGAATGAATAGGAATCCAGTGAGGGGTACTGTTTTTGTAGGCGCATACTCAGTACCCCCTGCACGACCAACAGCAAGCCACACCGTAACACGTTCCCACTATATATAGCAGCACATAATTACGGCTTATCAGTTTTTAACGTGGTTTCAGGCAATTCCACGCGAACAAAAAACAAAAAGGCATCTCCAATTCCTAAATGACCTGTACATTCACAAGACTTCTAGGTTTAGAAATGCCCGTTGTATATCTTTTGGAATATAAAATAATCAAAACTAGTATTTACTAGTTGATATTTATCCAAACAATAGATAAAATGGGTATATCAAAGAAGCCTCGTGAAAAGGCATAGTTGTTTAAGATAGTGGTGGTACACTACTTAAACCGAAGTTCTGTGTGAATACAGGTTATATCTAGCCAAGTGGTGGTACACTAGCTAGAGGAAGTCACTCCGCTAATGGTTACTAGCCAATAGCATATGGGAGTGGCTTTTTGTTTTCTGTTCATATTCAATTGTTTTATTCAATCTATTTATGTAGATTTGATTTATCAAACTATGTTTTGTTTTGTAGAATGATGCTTGTTGTTTATTACGTTACAACAAGCTTTTTTGTTTGTAAATGCCTATATCAGCCCGTAATATTTCACTCTATATAAAATTCGAATTTCATTTTTATACTTTTATAAATTTATACTTTTATAAAAAACTAGTTTTTCAAAAAAGAGAATGATATTTTTTTATACTTTTATAAAATTATAAAAGTATAAAAGTATATTTTTATAAAAAATACGCTAATAAAGCTTGATAATATAACCTTTTAAAAATAGGTTTTAAAAACTACCATCTGTTTATAGATTAATATTAAACTTTTTATAAAAGTATAAAATTATAATTTTATACTTTACCAGTGGTTTGTTGTGGTATAAAATCAAATTATAAATTTATAAAAGTATAAAAAAACTTTTTTTTACGAGGTGACGGAAAATGTGCAAGGTTATCACAACTGGGAACTTCAAAGGTGGGGTCGGAAAGACTACCAACGCTGTAATGTTAGCTTATACATTCGCGAAACAAGGAAAGAAAACTTTATTAGTAGATTTAGATCCACAAGCGAATGCGACTGATTTACTATTCAATACCATGAAAAAAGTCCATTCAATCGAACCGGAATTCAAAAGAACATTAGCTATGGCTCTTATAGATGCGAACTTACAAAGTGCGTTGATTAATGTACTTCCTAACTTGGACTTGCTTCCATCTTACGAGGATTTACAAACATATGAGAAGTTCCTATTCAGAAATTTTGAGGATGACTTCTCACAAGATACTTATTTCGCAAAACAGTTAAGTATAATCAAAGAAAATTATGATTACATTTTTATTGATGTACCACCACAATTAAATAAATTTGCAGACAGCGCATTAGTCGCTAGTGACTATGTTATGGTCATTTTACAAACACAAGAAAGATCATTAAAAGGTGCTCAGAAATACATTGAACATGTATTTTCGTTAGCAGATGATTACAATTTACCATTAGAAATTATTGGGGCATTACCTGTACTGATGCAAAACGGGAATGAAATTGACAAGGATATCCTTCAAGAAGCCGAAGAGATTTTTGGTAAAGCTAATGTGTTCAGCAATATCATTAAACAGATGGCGCGTTTAAAGAGATTTGACAGAACAGGAATCACTTATAATTTGAAAGATGTGCATGATAAAAACGTTCATACTGTATACCAAAATATCGCAGGTGAAGTCGAAAAAAGAATCGAGATTTTGGAAGGAATGACAACAGTAAATGGATAACAAATTGAATATAGATAAAGAACAACTTGGTATGAGAAGAAAGAAAACTGAAGGATCAGTAACAATTACACCAGAAAGTAAAGAAAAGCAGGAACGGAGTTTTCCTGAAGATGATAAGCTCTTTGAAAAACCCAAGAGAAAACTTACTACGAAAGAGTTACCAAAGTCTTTCCGCGTCTCATTAGAAACACACACAGCAATATCAACACTTGCTACAATTGAAGATATGAAAATTTATGAAGTAATAAATATGTTAATCGAAGAAAAAGTTGCTTCATTACCTACCCCAAAACAAAAGTTAGTAAAAAACGCTGTAAAGCAAGTGCTTGAAGTAAAGAAAAGTCGAGAATAGGTATAAAGTTTAATTTTATACCTATCTAGATTTATAAATTTATACTTTTATAAAAATATAAATTTATAAAAGTATAAAAAAGGAGTGGTTATTTTGGATAAAAAATACTTGGTGACTGTAACGCCTATTCAAGAAGATTCTAAACCACAGAAAAATAATTCATTGTCAGCAGCAGACAGGAAAAATATAAAAGTATCGCCTGAAACACTTAATAAAATAAAAGCCATTTGCACAATGAAAGATATAAAAAATTATGAGTTTATTGATGAAATTCTAGATTACTATATCGCTAATAAGTTGAATTCAAATGAGAAAAACAACCTAAATGAAATAATATCTATAAGAGGACAAGCATAATGCTTGTCTTTTTTATTTATTCTTAAAAGTTTTTAGGGAGGATTGTAGATTCTTAGGGAGAATGTTGCAATAAGAACGAAAGGGGGAACGGATACAAATGGATCAGGAACAGTGGAACGGGAATCGTGACTCATTAGAAAAGTCATATTGGACAAAGGAAGTTGCAGAGACACTTGGCATAAGTGATAGCTATTTACGAAAATGGTGTTTGGAACTTGAGAAGAACGGATACAAGTTTATCAAAGTTAAGGACGGAAAGAACAGAGAGAACCGAGCTTTCACGGAACATGACTTAATTGCATTACGAAAGTTTCAATCACTTATTGGGAACGCTGGAACGACACGTTCTATGGCCGCTAAAGTCATTGCTGAAGAATACAGTTCGGAAGATAGGAACGGTGGAACGGGGGCTGTTCCTGCACCTCTTATTAGAGATAATGATCGTGAGAAAGCCTTAGAGGAACTAAAAAAACTAGCTTTTAATGTTTGGAAAGATGAATTAAAATCAGAGCTTGTAGAAGAAATCAAACAAGAACTTAAAGAAGAAATACAGCAGCATATGAAAGAGCAGATGCAATCAGCAGAGGAACGTCTCGGTGAACGTTTAAAGAGCCATGACGAACTACTTATGCAGACGATTCGCGAACAACAAGAAACTAAAAAGATGTTAGCTGCTGCACAGGAGAAGAAGAAATGGTGGCAATTCTGGATTAAATAGAATTGTTACTGTTTCTATTTTTTTTAACTTATCACCACACACGTAGTGACTTCTTTGAAAAAAGGGGATTATTATAAGCCCCGCATATGCAGGGCTTTTTTTTCTATATAGCCTTTGCAATCTCAACAAGCAATCTCATAAATAGAGGTATCATTTGGACTACAATATAACCAATGCCAGCTCTTGAAATTAAACTGAATCCCCGTTCCTGGCTACCTACCATAATGAACAGGCCACCGCATAAAGCTACAACGGACGCTATTGGATATGATACCGCTTTGATTAAAAAGATGACTGGCTCAAATGCATTTACAATACGATTGTACAGCTGGCCATCTATATAATTCTTTATTTTCCCATCACTTGATTGAACATCTTTAAATACTTCACTTGAGTCCACATCTGGACCTGCAGCAAAACCATGCGGAATATCTATAATATTACTGAATATAATAGCACTACCGATTACTAATGATACACGCACTGCAACAGGTGCGTATTTTTTTGCTTTCTTTTTGAACAAGCTCCACTTTTTCTTTGCTCCATAGTTACCATCCATAAAATCTTTGATGCTCATCGTCTCAGTTGCCATATAGACCATCTCCTCAGTTTTAATGGAAGTCAGTAACGGTAAATATGTTGCAATCCAATCCTTCGCAAAGTTTTTGAATTTGTTTTCTGCGGTATTCTGTACATGTGTACCAAATAAACTTAGGTGGTTTCTCAAATACATTACATTCAATTAGCTTTCTGTATTTTTGCATCTTTACACGGTTCGCACTCATCTTTTGTTCATGATCTACCTCTACAATGTGGTAACGCCCGTTATCAGTAAAAAGTGCATCTGCAATGATTGAAACAACCCCTTTAACATTCATTTTCACTTCCTGCTTCCACGTTTTAGGGCATTCATAAGCGATATAGATATCATTCCTCATGATGTAGTGTCTGAACTGATTAGAACGTTTGAGAACCTTCTTGCATCCAATACGCTCACGACCTTCTTTATTGAGGTAATAAACTTTTTCACTATCTCTAAAGCTAGATACATATTCTTCAATGTCTTTCATAACACGAGATGCATTTCTGTCTCCGCCTAAATCATGAAGCACCTGAATTTGCTTCCTAGTTAAAAATCCCAATCTCTTCAAGCTCGAGAGAATATTGTCCGTTCTTGTTTCCTTCATGGCTAGTTTTTGCATCTTCATTCTCCTTTCTTGCTCTGATATTGATGTGTGGTTTTATGATGTTATCGATTTGCTTGTTGTCGATGTAAACAGTCTGTAAAACTGTCTTTTCGTTTGTTTGATATATAGCCCTTCCTTTAATGTTGGGAAGATTCTCCGCACCGCCTTCATCCAGTACAGCGCGGCTTCCTACTTCCGTCTGTAGCCTAAAACACACACGGGCCCCAATGTTTTGGCGTAACTGTGATGGAAGAGCAGCATTCGTTGGATATTGAGTTGCGTATATCAACCTCATTCCAGCAGCTCTTCCGCGTCTTCCGATATCTACGACGATATCCTGGCACTCAGGGTAAGCTGATAAATCTGCTGCTTCATCTACGATTACAAAGTACCTTGTGGGATCCCCAGCTTCTTTTATATCTTCGTATCCGTTTTCTAGTAAGTATTCGTTTCTATCATTCAGTTTGGTTTGCAATTCCCTTAGAGTCTCAAGGGCTTCGGTTGGGTTTTTCGCAATAGATTCGACTTGATTAAGGAATCTGTATCGGTTGAAAGATAGACCACCTTTCAAATCGATGAGGAATAACTTTGTATTCTCTGGTTGGTTGCGTACAAGGGATGTAATAATTAGCTTTAATACATTCGATTTACCCATGTCTGTCATTCCTGCTGAGATCATGTGAGCGATTTTATCGAAGTCGTGTTTTATCAATCCATCTCGTGTATATCCGATTGGTACTTCCCACCCTTTGCATTGTTTCATCATTTCTTCTTCGAACTTCACAAAGCTTGGTATTCCCTTCTCGTAAACTCGTATCTTCAACAACCCATCGTAGGACAGCTCAATTTCCTTTCTAACGCATTTTTTCTTATTTATGATGTTTTGTATTTGTTTTAAAATATCTTTTCCCAAACGAAGAGATTTAAAGTCTGATAGCTTGAAATCATAAACTTTACTTTTGTGGTTCAATCCATCTTCTAAGTGCTGTATCTTTTGTTCAAAATCGGAGAAACTAAGACCCAAAGGAATCCGGTATGCATATTCCACACCCCAGTCATTCCTTGTCTTGCGAAGCAGCTGTATTGTCCTAGTATCTCTGCCTTCTTTCACTTTCAAACCACAATTGGCGCAAATACGTTGTATCTTAGAAGCATCATTTGTTGCTCCTTTTTGATGCATTTTTGAAAATAGAATTACACCACCAACAGCAGCCGAACTTACTAACTCAAATATCAAATGTCTGCACCACCTCTCATCTTGTATTCTGAAAGAATAGTCCCTGAAGATTAGAAGAGATAAAAATGGCTATGAATCATTGAAAATAGTAATCTCGTAGTGTCTGAAGTATCATTCTGTGAAAGAATTCTATTTGGAATAGGTGAAACGAAGTTTTAAAAGACTATCAAATTGGAACGGTGAATCGTAATTTGTTTGGTATGGTAAAAGGTATTGTGTACTGTTTGGTCTTTATGTCAGTTTTTTTCTTGCGTTTAAAAAAATGACGAAAAGGGCAAACTATGGTTGAGGTGGTAAAATTGTTTGGATTAGGTAAAAAACGTAGTAAGTTTGGTCGTTGGTTAGACAAACAAGGAATCACACAAGGGGAATTGGAGAAAGCGGCTAAGTTAAGTAGAGGGACTATTTCGAAAGTATGTAATGATAAAGAATACATACCTAAATTCTCAACTATGTCCCAAATAACAAGGGGCTTGAAGAAATTAGGGAAAAATATAAATGAAAATGATTTTTGGATGTAAAAAAGAACAACNNGTTGTTCTTTTTTACATCCATATATTATAGTAACTACTACCAAGAAAATGTTGCAGCTTCCACATATCCTTTAACCCGGTAGGAAGAAGAAGAATCAATAACATCTAATCTATAAGTAGCTGGTTTCATTCCTGTGAAAATAGTACTATATAAACCCTCACTACCACCAAAATATTGATAGGCCGTACAAGCACCTGTAACTGGATTGCATAGTCGAACTCTCAAAGTTTGCCCATCCACACGAGTACCACCGATTGTATAAGGTCCACGGCCATCAGCACCAAGATGAACTTCCACATTTGGTTGTGAGTAAGTAGTGATAATTGAGTTTCCATCCCATTTTCCATCTTCCGTTTCGAAGTAAGTCCAACCAAAACTATTCGCACTTGCTGTTCCGCTAAATCCAAATAATGCCATCACCGTCAATACTAATGATCCCATAACAGATAATACTTTCTTCATGAGAATCCCTCCTCTAGGTGTTAACATACTTAATTATTCTATAAACGAATGAATGAAATTATAATTTTTTCCTATAATTCTAATAGACGGAATATTAAAATGAATAATCCGTTAAGATTTTTCAATTTTCTTACTTTTTAGATGTAGCTTTGCTCGAACGAGCAGGGCTTTTTTTTATAATTTTTGTAAGGTTTATGTAAGGTAAACGAAAGTTTAGAGAAAGAGTGGTGTTATAAGATGGGCTTGTGTTAAAAAAATGGAGGTGTTTTAAAAGTGAAAAAAGTATTAAAAAGCGTAACGGTTACATCACTAGTTCTAAGCGGCGGCTTCCTTTTTGGTTTTAGCGAACAAACAAGTGCTGCTAGTCCTCAATCAAATAAGGCTGAGGTTTCTATCGAAAATAGAGGTATAGCATCATATGAATTTTCCTTCTATGACTTAAGCGACCTGAGGGGGACGAAATTTTTCACTCTAACTTCTGGTAGTACAAAAAATTTTTTAGGGGATGATGACATATCATCTATAAAAATGCCTCCATCCTCTTCTATCACTCTCTACAGTGATCTAGATTACGAAGGAAAGAAGATAACGATTAGGAATACAGATGATTCAGATTACTTAATTGTTAATTTAGACAATTACTATATTGATGGAACTAATAAGACATGGAATAATAGAGTTGGATCATTAAAAACAAAACGCATATAAAAATAAAAGCTTTCTTCATTGTTAAATCTAAATTCAAAGATGCATTTTATCAAAAAAATACAAAACAAGCCGACTCTTAAACACAGAGTTGGCTTGTTTTTACTTCACATATACAAAGGCTTCGTTTGCAGTAATATAGTATGTCTGTACTTTGTATTGTGGCGAACCGTTCACTGTTACTTTCTCATTCTTTCTTTACTTTTCCAAACACCTTTTTGAAATGAAAACAATTCCAAACCATGATTTCTTTTAAAATTTATCTTTAAAATACCATCTTGGTAATTGAAATATCCTTTGGACAACTTCTGCATTAATAGCCCGCTTTATTAGATATAATTTTCTGAAATTTCAAAACTAATCATACATCGCTTGACCTAACTATATAGTTGAAAAGAAATGTGCATCAACAAAGATAAAATAATAGGGAGGAATTTTCTATTGAAAAGTAAAATTGGTGTTTTTTTACTTGTGTTATCTTTGGTTTTTGGTTGCATCCTTTATAACCCCTCTGTATCGAATGCAGACTCCTTATCCAAGGAATATGTTCCGAACCAAATTATTGTAAAGTTTAAAGACAATACGTCTCTTAGTAAAACTCAAGAATTTCATAAATCAGTAGGAGCTGACGTTGTATCAAAAGATGATATCTTGAAGTTTGAAGTTATTAAATTTACTAAAGGTACTGTCAAAGATAAAATAAAAATTTATAAGAATAATCCTGATGTAGAATATGCAGAGCCAAACTATTATTTTCATGCATTTTGGACTCCTAATGATCCCTATTTTAGTAATCAATATGGGTTACTAAAAATTCAAGCACCTCAGGCATGGGATGCACAGAGAAGTGCTCCCGCTGTCAAAATCGCTATTGTCGATACCGGTGTACAAGGTAATCATCCTGATTTATCCTCTAAAGTTATATACGGCCACGATTATGTAGATAATGATAGTCAATCAGATGACGGAAATGGTCATGGTACACACTGTGCGGGTATTGCAGGTGCTCTTACAAACAATAATATTGGAATTGCAGGAGTTGCTCCACAATCCTCTATATATGCAGTCCGAGTACTTGATAGTCAAGGAAGTGGGACTCTTGATGCTGTAGCAAAAGGTATCAGAGAATCTGCCGATGCTGGAGCAAAAGTCATTAGCTTAAGTTTAGGAGCTTCTAGTGGGGGAACTGCATTACAACAAGCCATTCAATACGCTTGGAATAAAGGCGCTGTGATAGTTGCAGCTGCAGGAAATGATGGAAATACAAGACCAAATTATCCTGCTTATTACAATGAAGTAATTGCAGTTGCATCTACAGATCAAAATGACCAAAAATCTTATTTCTCAAATTATGGAAGCTGGGTGGATGTAGCAGCTCCTGGTTCGAGTATCTACTCTACGTATAAAGGCAGCACGTACCGATCATTAAGTGGTACATCTATGGCAACCCCACAGGTGGCAGGAGTTGTAGGATTATTAGCAAATCAAGGCTACACTAACGTACAAATTCGTCAAATTATTGAAGCCACATCTGATAAAATCTCCGGAACAGGAACCTATTGGAAGAATGGTAGAGTGAATGCAAATAAAGCTGTACAGTATGGAACTATG